GGTCCGCGAGCCCCGATTTTTCGCTAGGGCCAGGTTCCAGAATGGGTTCCGAAACCGCCTGCTATGACTGCGGTTCTCAATAGACCGCGCTAATTGCGACCGGGAATCAGGAGGTTCTGGCGGGTTTTCTGATCACTGAGGATGCCGGCGGATGTTCCGTCAGGTTCCGAAACTGAGCCTGCTGTGATCTGATGACCGCATGACGAAGCGCAAAGGCAAGGCGCCGACGATGGCGTCACGGTTGGAGCTGTGGCCGCTGGAGCGGCTCCAGCCGTATGAGCGGAACGCCAGGACCCATTCCGAGCGCCAGCTGGAACAGATCCAGGCGTCGATCCAGGAGTTCGGCTTCACGGCGCCGATCCTGGTGGACGGGCAGGACGGGATCCTGGCCGGGCATGGGCGACTGGAGGCGGCGCGACGGCTGGGCCTGGCCCAGGTGCCGGTGGTGGTGCTCGACCACCTGACGGCTGAGCAGCGGCGGGCCTATGTGCTGGCCGACAACCGGCTGGCGGAGAACGCGGGCTGGGATCTGGAGCTGCTGCAGCAGGAGCTCGAGGCGCTGCGGGTGGAGGACTTCGACCTGGAGGCGCTGGGCTGGAGCGACGACGAGCTGCAGCGGCTGCAGGATGACCTGGACCTGGGATCGTTCGAGGGCGTGGCTGCTGCTGCCGGGACGGAGCGGGCGGAGCCGGAGCGGCAGGAAGGCCTGGGCCTGGGGCCCGTGGGTGAGGACGATGACGACGATGCGGACGCGACCGCCGAGAGCGGCGAGGTGGAGGAGCGCCATGTCTTCAGCGTGAACCTGCCGTGGGATGACCGCGAGGTAGTGCTGAGCGCGGTGCGGATGGCGAAGGAGGCGAGCGGACTGGAGGGGACGCCAGAGGCGTTGGTGAAGGTCTGCCGGGAGTGGATGGATGCTCGAACGGGCGTTTGAGGGACTGAAGCTGCGGAACGACCTGCTGCTGGATCTGGAGGAGATCGGCACGCGGGTCTATGCCGTGGTGCTGCCCGAGGTGGATGGCCGCCACGTGATCGTGGATGGCTTCCACCGGTGGACGGTGAGCGCGGATCCGCGAGTGGCCGGCCTGACGGGCGGCCTGGTGCCTACTGTGCAGGTGCGTCTGGATCCGGTGCACCGGATGATGAGCACCATCCGCCACAACCGAGCCCGGGGCACGCATGGTGTGCTGCGGATGGCGGACATTGTGCGGCGGATGGTGGACGAGGGAGTGCCAGAGCGCACGATCCAGAAGCGGCTGGGGATGGAGCGCGAGGAGGTGCAACGCCTGGTGAACCGCGCTGGGATGCCTGCGCAGGTGGGCCGCGGCCGCGGGCTGAACAAGGCGTGGGTGCCGGGGAAGGGATGAGCAGCGACGGGCCGCTGCTGACGCTGACTTGGGCGGGCTTCGACGCGGCAGTGGACCTGATTGCGGCGCAGTGTCGACGAGATCTGACTGGCGTGTGCGGGATGGACCGTGGCGGCCTGCTGCTGGCGTGGGCGCTGGCCGACCGGCTGGGGCTGGAGGTGACGGAGCGACCACGGGCCGGTGGCCTGCTGGTCTATGGCGTCCTCGAGGCGCCACCCCGCTACCTGCGGGTGGAGATCGCTGAGCTCTGGTCATGGGTGCGCGTGTGCCCGGTTGGGTCGGGAGTGATGACGGCAAGCCGCGGCACCCAGGTGCTCATGCCCTGGCAGGATGCGCCTGCCAGCTGCATCAGGCCGTTCGTTGCCGGGTTCGATGATTGAGGTTGCGCAGATCGGGTATGGCTGCCAGTGGGGCGAGGACGGTCACGTGAGGGCCTGGCCGATGCGCATCCGGTTCGGTGCTGTGGGCCCTGAGGTGACGGTCGACGAGATGCTGGAGGGCCGCGGCCACACCGTGATGCTGATCGACCAGCTGGTGGCGCTGGTGCGCGGGATGACCGGCACCGACACGCCGATTCAGCTGGTGGGCCCGTTCCCGCCTGGTGTGGGCAGGAAGCTGGCGGAGCAAGGCTTCTTCGTTGAGCTGTGCTGATCTCCCTCGACGACTACGCAGAGCAGCGCGGAGTGTCTGGCCGTGCGGTGCGGAAGGCGATTGCGGAAGGTCGGATCAAGGAGGGCGCGAAGCGGGAGGCGAACGGCCGGCCCGGGCGGCCTGGGTGGCTGATCGATCCAGAGATTGCGGACCGGGAATGGCAGCGGAACACGTCACCGGCGAAGCAGCGGGGCAAGGCGGCGGAGCGCGCGCGGGAGATCGAGGGGCGGCAGCCACCGAGCGCGGGCAGCGGCACGGATGTGCTGGCGAAGGCGCCGAGCCATGCGCAGGCCCAGGCGCTGCGGACGCTCTACCAGGCGAAGCTCCTCGAGCTGGATCTGAAGGAGCGCCAGGGCCAGCTGGTGCCGAAGGCGGATGTGGAGCGGGTGTGGTTCGAGGAGGGCCAGCGGGTGCGCGACTCGCTGCGGCGGACTCCGCAGCTGATGATCGGCGACATCGCCCGGGCGGCCGGGGGGCTGACGCCGGAGCAGCGTGCGGAGGTGCTGCTGGTACTGGAGCGCCATATCGTGAAGGCCCTGGAGGGGTTGGCGGCCGATGCTGATTGAGGAGTGCCGGCGCGCGTTCCGGCGGGGCCTGGAGCCGGACCCGCTGCTGACGGTCAGCGAGTGGGCGGACCAGCGGCGGATCCTGAGCCCGAAGGCCTCGAGTGAGCACGGTCCGTGGCGGACGAGCAGGACGCCCTACCTGCGGAAGCCGATGGACGACCTGTCGGCCACCAGCACGGTGCAGGAGGTGGTGCTGGTGTTCGGCAGCCAGATGGGGAAGAGCGAGGCGCTGAACAACTGGACCGGCTACACGATGGACATCGCGCCAGGGCCGGCGCTGTTCGTGCAGCCGACGATCGATCTGGCGAAGCGCTACAGCAAGATGCGCATCGCCCCGATGATCGAGGCGAGCCCGAGCTTGCAGGAGAAGGTGAAGGCGCCGCGAGAGCGGGACAGCGGCAACACGCAGCTGATGAAGGAGTTCACCGGGGGCTTCCTGATCCTCGGTGGCGCGAACGCCGCGAGCGGCCTGGCCTCGATGCCGATCCGCTACCTGGGCGGGGACGAGATCGACCGGTGGCCGAGCGACGTCGACGAGGAAGGCAGCCCGCTGGCGATCGTGACGGCCCGCACCCGAACGTTCGGCGTGCGGAAGAAACAAGCGTGGACGTCGACTCCGACGATCGCGGGCCGCAGCGCGATCTGGTCGAAGTGGGAGGACAGCAACCAGCAGCACCTGCTGCTGCCCTGCCCGCACTGCAATCATCGGCAGTCGATCGTGTGGGACCGGATCCGGTACGACCCGAAGGACCCTGGCCTGCCGAACACGCTGCGGACCCCGCCGGTGCTGATCTGCGAGGAGTGTGGCGAGGGGATTGAGGAGGACACGAAGGCCTGGTGGTATGACCCCGAGGTCTTCACCGACGACTGGTGGGAGCCGACGTTCCCCGAGCGGAGCGTGCAGGGCTACCACTGCTCGGCGCTCTATGCGCCGCTGGGATGGTTCAGCTGGACCGATGCGGTGGTGGGCTACGAGAAGGCGAAGGACAACCCGGCGGAGCTGAAGCCCTGGACCAACACGGTGCTGGCGGAATGCTGGAACGACGACGGCGAGGCGCCGGACTGGGAGGCGCTCTACAACCGCCGCGAGGTCTATGAGCTGGGCACGGTGCCCGACCCGGTGGTGTTCCTCACCTGCGGCATCGACGTGCAGATGGATCGGATCGAGCTGGAGGTGGTGGGCTGGGGCCGCGGGATGGAGAGCTGGAGCCTGGACTACCAGGTGCTGGCGGGCGACACGGCGCAGCCAGAGGTGTGGCGAGAGCTGAGCCGGTTCGTGCGGTCGGAGTTCGGCCGGGGTGATGGGCAGCGGCTGCCGATCAGGATGACGGCGATCGACTCGGGCTTCAGGAGCCAGGAGGTCTACCGCTGGGTGCGTGGCCAGGCCGGGCATCGGGTGATCGCCATCAAGGGCCAGGAGACGCAGACGGCGATCATCGGCACGCCTGGCCGGGTGGAGGTGCTGCGCAATGGCCGGCCGCTGCGCGGTGGCGTGAAGGTCTGGCCGGTGGGTAGCGGCACGGTGAAGAGCGAGCTCTACGGCTGGCTGCGGCGGCCGATGCCAGATCAGGGTGAGCCGCTGCCCCATGGCTGGTGCCACTTCCCGCAGTATGGGGAGGAGTGGTTCCGGCAGCTGTGCGCCGAGCGGCTGACGAACACGGTCGACCGGCGGGGCTACACCCGGTTCGAGTGGATCAAGACCCGGCCCCGGAACGAGGCGCTGGACTGCCGGGTCTATGCCCGGGCCGCGGCCGCCCTGGTGGGTGCTGACCGGTGGAGCGACGAGCGATGGGACGAGGAGGCGTCGGGTGGTGTGGCGCGGCCGCAGCCGGTGGAGACGAAGCGCGAGGACGATGCAGCGGAGTCGGCGCCGGCACCGGCCAGGTCGTCGTTCTGGGACTGAGTAGATTGGCCGGGAGGAGGTAGCGCTATGGCAGGTTTCACGCAGGCCCATCTGGAGGCGATCGATGAAGCGATCGCCAACGGGTATGCGGAGGTGCGCTACGACGACAAGACGGTCCGGTATCAGTCGATGTCGGACATGCTGAAGGCGCGCGCCCTGATCGCGAACAGCCTGGCTGCGGCGGCCTCGCCCGTGGTTCGGATCGACTATCCCGCTGTGGTGCGCGACTACGAATGAACCCTTTCGAGCAGCTGCTGGCAGCGATCGCACCACGCGCGGCGCTGCGACGCCAGGCGGCACGGCTGCAGCTGGAGCAGATGCGCCGGTACGACGCGGCGGCGCGGGGCCGGCGGACCGACAGCTGGGTGACGCAGGGCAGCAGCGCGGATGCCGCGACGGCGCGTGGGTTCGGGGTGATGCGCGACCGCGCGCGCGACCTGGTGCGCAACAACCCGTATGCGCGCAAGGCTGTTGAGTCGTGGGTGACGAACCTGATCGGCTCGGGCTGGAGCTTCAAGGCCAAGCAGGCCAGGAAGAACGGGAAGCAGGGCGAGCGTGTCACCGAGATCATGCGGGCCTGGATGGCGGACCCGCGCCAGTGCGACTACGAGGGCCTGCAGAACTTCGACGGGCTGATGGCCCAGGCGGTGCGCTGCTGGAAGGAGGCTGGCGAGGTGCTGATCAGGATGCGCACGCCGACCAGAGCGACCATGCGCCGGCTGGGGATGACGATCCCGCTGCAGCTGCAGGTGATGGAAGGCGACTGGATCGACGAGAGCCACGACACGGTGGGCACCGAGACCGGCGCGGGCTTCACGAAGCGCGGGATCGTCTACGACGCTGAGGGCCGCCGCGAGGCGTTCTGGATCTACAACTACCACCCAGGCGAAGGTGCGGTGCAGGCCGTGAGCCAGGTCAGCAACACGGTGCCGGCGGAGCAGATCATCCACCTGTTCACGCCAGAGCGGCCGGGTATGACGCGCGGCGTGAGCTGCCTGTCGCCGGTGATGGTGCGGCTGAAGGACCTGGGCGACCTGCTCGATGCCCGGCTGATGAAGGAGAAGATCGCGGCGTGCATGAGCGTGGCGATCACCGACCTGGATGGGATCGGCGACCAGAAGTCGACGATTGGTGATCGGGTGGAGCCCGGTGCGGTGGTGCGGCTGGGGCCTGGCCAGGACATCAGGACGATCAGCCCACCTGGTGCCGGCGAGCTGGACCGGGTGATCAAGACATTCCTGCTGGAGATCGCGGCCGGTGTGGGCATCACCTACGAGGAGCTGACGGGCGACTACAGCGGCGGCAGCTTCACGCAGGGCCGGATGGGCTGGATCGGGTTCCAGCGGCGCCTGGCGAGCGACACGTGGCAGGTGCTGGCGCCGCTGCTGTTCGATCGGGTGGCGGAGTGGGCGTTCAACGCCATGGCCGCCGTGGGTGTCGCGACCGATGGCCTGAGCGCGGACTGGACGCCGCCGCGGCGTGAGCTCTACGACCCGCAGTCGGAGACGAGCAGCACGCTCAGTCGGGTGCGTGCGGGCCTGCTGCCGCCGCAGGAGGCGATCCGCCTCGATGGGTATGAGCCGGACGAGGTGCTGAAGCTCTACTCCGAGTGGAACGCGCAGCTGGATGCGGCGGGCGTGGTGCTCGACAGCGACCCACGGAAGGTGAGCGCGGCAGGGCTGACGCAGGCGCGGCCGAGCGGGTCGGCGCTGCCGCCCACGGGTGAGCCACCGACGGAGCCAGCGCCACCGCCAGCACCGGCCGTGAGGCCTCCTGCAGGCTGACCCTAGAATCGAGGAGGACGAAGAGTGCCAATGCCGAGCGACGGTCTGTTGCAGACCCGGGCGATGTTCGCTCCCGAGACGATCAACGTCGAGGAGCGGACTGTTGAGCTGGTCTGGACGACCGGCGCCCAGGTGCGGCGTGCCAGCTGGGCACGCGGCGACTACATCGAGGAGCTGAGTCTGCAGCCTGGCGCTGTACGTCTCGACCGCCTGAACAAGGGTGGGCCGCTGCTCGATGCGCACGACTCCTACTCACTGCGCAGCCAGATCGGTGTGGTGCAGCGAGCATGGCTGGATGGCAACGAGGGCCGGGCCCTGGTGAAGTTCAGCCGGCGGGATGACGTCGAGCCCATCTTCCAGGATGTGATCGACGGCATCTATCGCAACGTCTCGGTGGGCTACAAGGTCCACAAGACGGAGCGCGACGAAACCGGCGCAGTGCCGGTGGAACGCGCGGTGGACTGGGAGCCGTATGAGCTCTCGCTGGTCCCGATCCCGGCTGATGCCGGGGCCCAGGTGCGCTCTGAGGAGCCGCCTGCAACCCAACCTGAAAAGGAACGATCCATGACCCTTCCCGCTGATGGGGTGCAGGCTCCCGAGCCCACCCAGGACATCGAGTCCCGCGCTGCTGCCCCTGTGGCCGCCCCTGCTCCAGTGGCACCCACCGCCCCGGCGGTGGACCTGGAGGCCGTGCGCGCTGAGGAGCGCCGCCGCGCTGCTGGCATCCTCGACTGCGCCCGCAAGCTGCAGGTGGGCGAGGAGCTGGCGCACAAGCTGATCGCCGATGGCGTGGCCCTCGACGAGGCCCGGATGCAGCTGATCGACGCGCAGGCCCAGGAGCAGCGCAAGACCCCCGGCTTCTCCCGCGTGGAGATCACCCACGACCACGGCGAGAAGCGCTTTGAAGCGAAGCTCGACTACCTGAAGTTCCGCGCCAACCACGAAGCCGGTTGCAAATTTGAAGTTGGCGACGGCATCCGCGAGTATCGCGGCACCACCCTGCTTGATCTGGCCCGCGAGTCGCTGGAGCTCGCCGGTGTCAACCACCGCGGGATGGACAAGAGCGAGATCGCTGTTCGTGCGTTCCACTCCACCAGCGACTTCCCGCTGCTGATGGCTTCCATCCAGCGTGTCTCGCTGAAGGCCGCCTATGCCGAAGAGCAGCAGACCTGGCGCCCCCTGGCGGAGCAGCGGAACCTGCCCGACTTCCGCGAGATGAAGGAGATCGAGGTCGGCGGCCAGATGCTGCCGGAGGAGATCAAGGAAGGCGGCGAATACAAGACCGGGACTCTGCAGGAGCAACAAGGCAGCTGGTTCCTGAGCGAGTACGGCAAGAAGTTGGTGATCGGCCGTCGGCTCATCATCAACGACAACCTGGGCTACATCACCCGTGCCGTGCAGGTGCTGGCCCGTGGCGTCGCCACCTTCGAGGCCAACCAGATGTGGGCCCTGATCACCGGCAACGCCAAGTGCATGTCGGATGGCAAGGCGCTGTTCCACAACGACCACGCCAACACCGGCACCGGCGTGATCGGTGAGACCGCCATCTCTGCCGCGCGGCAGGCGATGCGGAACCAGAAGGACTTCACCGGTAAGAACCCGCTCTACGTGACGCCGCGGTACATCCTGCTGCCGACCACGCTGGAGACGACGTTCGACAAGTTCAACTCGTCGATCATTCCGAACCAGACCAGCAACGTCAACATCTTCTCGGGCTACCTGCAGAAGATCGTTGAGCCGCGTCTGGATGCGTCGAGCACTACGCAGTATTACATCGTCGGCGATTATCCCGGCGTGACGAAGTTGATCTACGGCTACCTGGAAGGCGAGGCCGGCCCGACGATCGAGTCGGAGATCAAGCGCGATCCTGACGGCATCGTGACCTACCTGCGCCACGACTTCGGCTGCGCCGTCGGCCAGCACCAGGGCTTCTACCGCTCCACCGGCGCCTGATCGGCGCTCCCTCCTGACCATCCATCTGAGGACTGATCCATGAAGAACTACGTGCAAGAGGGGTGCTACGTCGAGGTGCCCCTGCCCTATGCCCGCAAGTCGGGCGAGGGTGTGCTGGTCGGCAGCCTGTTCGGCGTCTGCGTCGTCGACGGCGCGCAGAACGACAGCATCAACATCCACACCGAGGGCGTCTACGACATCGCCGCTGCGACCGGTGCCAGCACCGACGCGACGGTGGGCGCCCTGGCCTACTGGGACAACAGCGCGAAGAAGGTCACGCCGGTGAGCACCAGCAACACCAAGATCGGCGTGTTCCTGGCGGCCAAGGCCACCACCGATGCGGTGGCCCGTGTGCGGCTGAACGAGTCGGCCTGATGCGACAGGACCTGGCGGGCCTCGCAATGCGCGCAGTCGTGCGGGTGATGGGGGAGCAATCTCCCGTCACCTACCGACGCGGCGAGGATGTCCACCAGGTCCGTGGCGTCTACCAGGCCTCGCACGTCGGCCTCGACCCCGAGACCGGCGTGCAGGTCCGCTCCACCCAGCCGGTGCTGCTGATCGATGCGCGCGACCTGCCGATCGAGCCACGACAGGGCGATGAGGTGGAGGTGCGTGGGAAGCGGTTCAAGGTGCGCGACCCACAGTCGGATGGCCACACCGGCTGGCTGCTGCTGCTGCACCGGACGGCCTCATGAGCACGATCGAGATTGACGGACCCCACGTAGGAGCGCGCGGCCGATGCCACTGAACCTGATCCGCCGCCTGATCAAAGGGGCGCCGCTGACGAAGGCGGAGCACGACCAGAACCTTGATCTGCTCGAGGCAGCGATCGAGGCTGCGTCGCAGTCGGCCGGCCAGCCTGGCGCCGATGGGCGTGAGATCGAGCTGCAGAAGTCCTCGACCCACGTGCAGTGGCGGTATGCAGGCGACACCAGTTGGACCAACCTGGTGCCGCTGGCGGACATCACTGGCCCGGCTGGAGCGGCCGGCACCCCTGGCGCCGCTGGCCCAGCCGGCCCTGCTGGTGACGACGGCCGAGAGATCGAGCTGCGCAAGTCGGCGACCGCCGTGCAGTGGCGGTTCGTGGGCGATCTGGCATGGACCGACCTGGTGCCGCTGAGCACCATCACGGGCCCTGCTGGTGCAGACGGCACTGGGTTCGTGATCAAGGGCACCGTCGCGACCGTCGGCGACCTGAGCACGATCAGCAGCCCCACTGAGGGCGACGCCTACAAGGTGACGGGCACCGGCGATGTCCATGTGTGGAGCGGCACCGCCTGGGTGAATCTGGGCCCGATCCAGGGCCCTGCTGGCGACGATGGCCGGGAGGTCGAGCTGCAGGTCAGCGCGACCCACGTCCAGTGGCGCTACGTGGGGACGACGACCTGGACGAACCTGGTGGCGCTCAGCGCCATCACGGGGCCACAGGGGGCGACCGGCCCGACGGGCCCTGCTGGCGCTGCGGCCACGGTGAGCGTCGGCACGGTGACGACCGGCGCACCGGGCAGCAATGCCAGCGTCAGCAATGGCGGCAGCAGCTCGGCAGCCGTCCTGAACTTCACGATTCCGCGCGGCGACACTGGCGCGACGGGCCCGGCCGGGCCGACGGGGGCTGACGGCCGAGAGATCGAGCTGCAGAAGTCGAGCCTCTACCTGCAGTGGCGGTACGCAGGGACGACCACATGGACGAACCTCGTCGCGCTCGCGGACATCACCGGCCCGCAGGGGGCGACCGGGCCGGCTGGCGCGACGGGGCCAGCAGGGGCCGCCGCGACGTTCCAGCTCGGCACCGTCAGCACTGGTGCGGCTGGCAGCAACGTCAGCATCACGAACACCGGCACCAGCAGCGCTGCCGTCCTCAACTTCACGATCCCCCGAGGGGACACCGGAGCGCAGGGGCCAGCAGGCGCTGATGCGAGCTACAGCAATGCGACGCCGCAGGCCCTGGGCGCCAGCGCCTCGGCTGGTGTAGCGGCCTCCGCCTCACGCGCTGATCACGTGCACCAGCGCGACACGGATGTGATCGTGCTGGCCTGCAGCGATGAGACCACAGCGCTGACGGTGAGCACGAACCGGGTGCGGTTCCGAATGCCATTCGCGGCCACGCTGCTGGCGGTGCGGGCCAGCGTGAACACGGCACCGACCGGCAGCACGCTGATCGTGGACATCAACGAGAACGGCGTCAGCCTGCTGGGCACGAAGCTGTCGATCGACGCCACCGAGTTCAGCAGCACGACAGCCGCGAGCGCCGCGACGATCACAGACAGCGCCCTGGCGGATGACGCCGAGATCAGCGTGGACATCGACCAGGTTGGGTCGACTGTCGCGGGTGCTGGCCTGAAGGTGTATCTGATCGTGCTACGGACGTAACGATGAGCGTTATCTTCTTCAACCCGTATCGGTTCGCCAAGCCGGCATCATTTGCGTTCACTGCTAGCGCCGCGAACACGTCAGCTAGCTCAAGCTACACATTTTCCAGTCTGTCGCTCGGTCAGGCAGATAGCAGCCGCCGGATCATTGTTGCTCTTGCAGGTCAGAACGCCGCAAGGACAGTAACGTCGCTGACTGTTGCTGGCGTCGCCGCAACTCGCATCATCGGCGACAATCCGATCGCACCAAACGGCCCCACAGTTCAGCTGTGGATTGCAAATGTTCCAACCGGCACTACAGGGAATGTTGTTGTCACGCTAAACGGCAACTTCAATAGCTGTGCGGTTGGGCTCTATGCGGCCTACGATCTAACCACCAATACGCCGCACGCCAGCAATCAATCTGCACTCGCCAGTAGCACCTCCATTGCTTTTGGTCTTGCGCACAAGGCTGGCTTCATCATTGCCGCTGCCGCTTCGAGCGAGAATGCGATAACCAGCTTCACGTGGACTGGCGTCAACGAGAACTTTGATGTGTTGATCGGGAGCAGCAGCCGCGCTGCATCAAGCGCATCGTTGACCACATCCGACGACGGAACTCTGACCATCACCGCCACCCCCAACGCCTCCGGCAGCCTTCGCCTGGTCGCCGCATCGTTCTACTGAGGCCATGCCGCACCCTCGCTCCCTCATCCGCGCCGCGTTCGTCGATCGCCTCAAGGACACCACCCCCGCCGAGGAGCGCGTTCATGCTGGCCGGCTCATGCCGATCGGCGATGAGGAGACAGAACCGACACTACCGGCCATCGTCGTTCACACCCGCGACCGCGAGGAGCTTCAGCAGCGCAGCCCCTCCGGTTGGAACGGCTTCGAGGAGCGCCTCTGCATCGTCTCCGTCATCTGCATCGCGCAGTCCTTCGACGACATCGACACCGAGCTCGACGACATGGCTGCTGCCGTCGAAGCTCGGCTCCAGAGCTGGGTGATCCCAGGCTTCGAGTCCTCCGACCCTCACCTGATCGACACACGTTCCGAAGACCCGGAGTTCAGCGGCAGCCTCACCACCGGCGCCACCACCCTGCGCTACGGCGTGAAGTACCGCACCCCGTTCCGCGACTGCAGCAATCCCTACGTTCAGGAGGAGCCCGACAGCATCTATCGCTCTGGGGCCTACCCTGGCGGTCAGGTCACCGCAGGGTGCCCAGCAGGCAACACCGGCGAGGCCTGCCCCATCGGAGACGCCGAACTGTTCAGCCAATAGGAGCCGATCGACTGATGGCCACGAACCGCAAACCCAAACCCCCCACCGGCGACACTTCTGTGCCGCTGCCGGCCTCCAAGGCCGCGGCCGAGCTCGCCACCTTCATGGGTCTGCAGGAACCCGACGAGGAGCAACTGGAGCGCGCCACCGAACTGGCGATGGCTGCCGCTGCCGAGTTCATCGGTGCACCACTGCCTGACCTCCTCCCCCATCCGCTTCGCCAGGGCATCATGCTCCTCGCCTCGAAGCTGGTGCTGCAGGGCATCTTCGAGGGGCCCATCACCGAGGCCGACATCCCGCTCACCGCCCGCTACTACTTCCGCCTGGCCGCCGGTGCTCAGGGTTAATCGCGACGATCAGATCACCTCTGGCGTCGGTGCGTTCGAGCACACCGAGGCCTCACGGCGCGGCGCGAACTTCATCCGCTATGGCGTGGTGAAGGAGGCGGACTATGAGAAGGCGTTGATCCGGGTGGAGCTCCAGGAGGGTGAGCTGCTCACCGATTGGATCCCATGGATCACGCTGCGCGCGGGCGGCGATCGCTTCTGGTGGGCGCCGGAGGTCGGCGAGGTGATGCTGCTGCTGGCCCCCTCTGGCGAGCTGGCCAATGCTGTCGCGCTCCCCGCTGCCTTCTCCAACGACAACCAGAACGGCGACCGCGAAACGGTGCAGCGCCAGACGTTCGACGACGGCACCGTCATCGAATATGACCGCGAGGCGAACCAGTATCTGATCGACACCACCGCCAGCAACGGCACCGTCCTGGTCAAGGCCGGCACCGTGACTATCCAGTCCTCGGGTGACACCACCGTTCAGGCCGGAGGATCGGCCACCATCCAGGCCACAGGCGCGGTGACGATCAGCGGCTCATCCATCAACCTGAACCCCTGACCATGCCCAGCGTCGTGCGAGTTGGAGACCCTGGCAGCCACGGTGGTGTGGTCACCACTGGCAGCCCCTCCATTCGCGTGAACGGCATTTCGGTGGCCCGCATCGGCGACATCTACAGCTGCCCCATTCACGGGCCCAACCCGATCGTCACCGCCAGCGACGACACGCAGGCCAATGGCCGCCGCATCGCGCGCGTCGGGGACAGCACCGCCTGCGGGGCTACCCTGACCGGTGGGAGCTCGAACGTCTACTGCAACTGAGGAGGCGGCGATGGCCGGCATGAGCCGCACGACCGGCAAGGCGCTCGGTGGCTTCGACCACCTGAAGCAGAGCATCGAGGACATCCTCACCACTCCCGTCGGATCACGGGTGCATCGCCGCGACTACGGCAGCAACCTCCCCCGCCTGGTCGATCGCCCCATCAATGCCAGCCTCGTCGCCGACCTGGTGGCCGCCACCGCCGAAGCGCTCGACCGCTGGGAACCACGCCTCCGCCTGGAGCAGGTGAAGGTGCACAGCGTCAGCTCTGAAGGCAGGATCGAGCTGAGCCTCGTTGGCTACTATCTCCTCGAGGGCAAGCGCATCGAGATCGAGGGGCTGGTGATCTGATGAGCACGGCAATCGACTTCAGCTCCATTCCAGCTCCGACGATCATCGAGGAGCTTGACTTCGAGACCATCCTTCAGGCAATGATTGCGGACCTTCAGAGCCGCGATCCCTCCTACTCCGAGATCCTCGAGTCCGATCCAGGGGTGAAGATCCTGGAGGTGGCCGCGGCCCGCGAGCTCATCCTCAGACAGCGCATCAACGACGCCCTCAAGGCAACCCTTCTGCGGTTTGCCATCTCCGCCGACCTTGAGAATCTGGCCGCCTTCTATGGCGTCGTTCGGCTGACCGATGAGAGTGACGAGGCGCTGCGGGCCCGCACCATCGAGCGGATCAAGGGCAGCAGCACGGCGGGCGGCAAGAGCTGGTATCGCTACCAGGCGCTGACCGCCAGCCCGCTGATCGCTGACGTGAACGTCGACAGCCCCGGCCCCGGGCAGGTGCGCGTGTCAGTGCTCAGCAAGGAGGGAGACGGAACCGCCGATGCAGCCCTGCTGGAGCTGGTGGAGAACGTGGTGCAGAGCGACGATGTGCGGGTGATCACCGACACGGTGACGACGGTGAGCGCAACGATCGAGACGGTGAACGTCAACGCCGACATCTACCTCCTGCCCGACACTCCGATCGCGGTGTTCAACGGACTGGAGGCCAGCCTGCGAACAGCATTCGAGGCTGCTGCCGGTCTGGGGTGGGACGTGACGCAGAGCTGGCTGATCGCGCAGCTGCAGCGGCCTGGCATCCAACGGGTGCGGCTGAATGCGCCGGTTGCCACAGTCACCTGTGACCCAGCGACTGCCCCGGCCCTGGGCACCGTCGCGCTGCAGTTCGCCGGTCGCGATCGATGAGCCGTCACGACCTGCTGCCGCCCAATGCGACGCAGCTGGAGCGCGACCTCAGCCGGTCCACCTCCAGCCTGGTGCGGGCCGCCGGTCCGGTGCCGATCATCCGCACCGCCAAGCGGCTCAACATCCCCGACAGCGTGGTGCCATGGCTGATCTACGAATACGGCCTCGGCGAGCTGCTGCCCTACCTGGAGGATGAGCGCCGGGCGCTGGCCGAGGGGATCCTGTGGCAGCGGATCCGGGGCACGCCCCAGGCGCTGACCATCGGCCTGAGCTGGCTGAACCTTGACGGGTGGGTGGAGGAACCGGAGGCCGGCACCTTCCGCTGGTCGGAGTTCATGGTGGGCCTGCAGCAGCCGTCGACCGGGTTCGATGCGCTGCGCCGTCTGGTGGGCCTCAGCCGGATCAGCGCGCCGGTGCGCAGCCGACTGCAGCGGGTCTATTCGGTGCATTACGACATGCGCCGATTCGTGCTGGACGACACCCTGCTCTCCGAGGGCGGGATGCTGTCGGATCACAGCGGGGTGCGGCTGTTCAATTCCGAGCTGGGCACCGGCCTGACCTGGGGCCTGTTCAGCTGGAACGATCAGCCGTGGACGCAGGCCATCGAGTCCGACCTGCAGGACTTCCCGCAGGTCAGCTTCGGCGCCTTGAAGGCATTCCAGGTCGCGATCGAAACGGTCGTGGCCAGCGTCGCCACCGCGATGCGGATGGAAGCGGCGACGAACCAGGATCGCTTCCTCCTCAGCCAGGGCGTCCTCGATGAGGAATGGCACGTCACCAACTGGCCGGCGGCCATCACCACCGTCGGCGTGGGTGTCCAGTCGGTCTTCGACAGTGATGTGTTCGAGGATGACGTCTTCGAGAGCGGCACGATCGTCGATGGCATCGTCATCACCCATGCGGTCGATCACGACCGGTTCATCCTGAGCCGCGACGCCCTCGACGAGGCGTGGCACCTCACCAACTGGGAAGCCCAGATCACCACCCTGCAATAGGGAGCCTGAACGGAGCACGGCTAGACTCGCACCATGGCAGCAATCCTGACCACCTCTGGCCGGATCGGCCTCGCGGCGTCTGTGAAGGCGCGCGTCGCGCATCTGGCGTGGGGCATCGGCAATCCGGCATGGGGCAACACCCCACCGCCTCCACCCGTCGACGCTTCCACCCTCGTCTCGGAGGTTGGCAGGCGGCAGGCCACGTCGATCGACTACTGCCTTCCCGACAACGCCGGGCCGATCGTCGTGCCCGATGGCCGGTTCGTGGTCACGCAAACCCCCACGAACCACCTGTACTTCCGATTCTTCTTCGAGTTCGAGGAAGGTCTCGGCTCGGTGATCCGTGAGCAGGCGATCTTCCTCGACACCGTGAAGGCGCCGAACGTGCCGGCGGGCAAGTTCTACCTGGCCCCGAGCGAGGTGGCGGATCCAGGGCGGATGCTCGTCATCCAGCGCAGCGCACCCATCGTGCGTGAGATCACAACCCGCCAGCTCTTCGAGATCGTGGTGACCCTCTGATGACCCTCCCCGGCTACTTCAACCGCTTCGACCCGGCGGATCAGTACGACCAGCTCCTGTTCCGTGCGAGCAAGGGCCTGCAGTCGGCCGAGCTGAACGAGATCCAGAGCACCATGCTGGATCGTCTCCGGCGGATCGCCGACAAGGTGTTCCGTGATGGCCAGGTGGTGCAAGGCGTCGACCCGATCGTCGACCTGCTCGAGGAGAAGATCACCTGCCCGGCAGCGACGGTCTATCTGCGTGGCGCGATGCGCGACATCCCGCAGGCCGTCGTCAGCATCCCCATCGTCGGCCTGGTCCGCGTCGGCGTGTTCCTGGTGGAGCAGGAGCTGACCGAGGACGATGACGCGACGCTCCGCGACCCGGCCCCGAACACCCGCAACTACAACGAACCTGGCGCCGGCCGCCTGCAGGTGACTGGCACGTGGGGGCGCGAGGGCTTCGGCACTGGTGCGTTCTACCCAGTGTTCACCCTGGTGGATGGGAACCTGATCACTCAGAACCCGCCGCTGAACAACAACGCCTTCTTCGAGGCCCTCGCCCGCTATGACCGGGAGAGCAACGGCAATTACATCGTCGATGGGCTGAATGTAGGCTTCGTTTCGCTCACCGGCGGAAACAACATCCTGACCGTCAAGGACGGAACCGGGAACATCCAGGGCTACAAGATCGACAAGAGGGTCAGCACTCGACTGGTCTACGCCGAGGATCCTGATCTGGAGGTGGTGACGGCTGAGCCCGACACCTTCACCTCGGCGACGGGCGATCCTGGCAGCATCCAGCTGAACCGCTTCCCGCTGCAGGAGATCACCGAGGTGGTGGCCACCCTGCAGAAGACGGTCACCATCACCCGCGGCGGCTTCACCGGCGGCCTGGATGACCTGCCCGACGTGTCGGTGCTGAGCATCCAGTCGATCACGCAGGGCGGCACAACCTACACCGCCGGCACCGACTACCTGCTGAACGGCGACAGGGTGAGCTGGGCCCCCGGCGGGGCGGAGCCTGCCCCGGGCAGCACCTACTCCGTCACCTACCGCTACCTGACCAACGTCTCGCCGTCACAGATCGACCTGCAGAACGGCACCTTCGCCGTTCAGGGCCCTGTGAATGGCACGCTGGTGCTGGCCGACTACGTGTGGAAGCTGCCCCGCTACGACCGGATTGCCATCGATCAGAATGGCGACTTCGTGCGGGTGAAGGGCGTCAGCACCCGGTTCAACCCCATTCCACCGTCCGTCTCCAGCACCCTGCTCCCGCTGGCGACGCTGCAGCATCGCTGGGGTGTGGGCCCGCTGGTGACGAACGACGGCGTGCGCGCCATTCCGTTCGTTCAGCTGGAGCGGATGCGCACCTTGATCGTCGACCTGTTCGACCTGGTGGCGCTGGAGCGACTGCAGCGAGACGTCAGCAGCCGCGAGCCGACGACGAAGCGCGGCGTGTTCGTCGATCCGTTCCTCGATGACGACCTGCGGGACCAGGGCCTGGCGCAGACCGCGAGTTCCAGCGAGGGCGTCCTCACCCTCGGCATCGAGGCCGCGGCCTACCAGGCGACGACCAACAACACCCAGGACTGGACACTCCCCTTCACCGAGGAGATCATCCTGAGCCAGACGCGGCAGACCGGCAGCGAGAAGATCAACCCGTTCCAGGTGTTCCTGCCGCTGCCCTCGCTGGTGACGCTGACGCCGGCGATCGACCGCTGGCAGCAGATCAACACCGTCTGGCTCAGCCCGATCACGCAGGTGTTCAATCGCGGCAGCGGCACCGTTGTGGTCAGCCAGACGGTGACCCAGGGACAGGAGCTGGTCAGCGTGAACAGCCAGGCGGCACAGTTCCTGCGACAGATCGAGGTGACCTTCTCCCTCGCTGGCTTCGAGCCAAACGAGGTGCTGACGGAGGTGACCTTCGACGACATCCCCGTGACTCCCTACTGAGGCTGACCGATGACACTCACCGCAAACGCACAGGGCCAGATCAGCGGCAAGTTCCGCATCCCCGCGAACGTGCCCGCTGGTGCCAAGCGCGTGGCGTTCGAGGGGAATCAGGGGAGCCTGGGCGAGGCCCGCTTCGTGGGCGAGGGCGAGATCGTCACCCGCAACATGCGGACGGTGAACACCATCACCAGGACGCTGCAGGCGGCCACGCGACCGGTGGACCCGCTGGCGCAGACGTTCCGTCTGGAGCAGGGCCGCCACGTGACCGGCCTCGATCTGGCGTTCAAGGTGCGTGGATCCACCGCCAACAATGTCGTCGTCCAGATCCGCGAAACGACGGTTGGCATCCCGAACGACAACCTCGTCACGGAAGGCATCATCCTGGGGAGCTCGATCAGCACCACAGGCTGGACCAAGGCCACCTTCACCAGGCCCACCTACCTCGAGGCGAACGTCGAGTACGCGATCGTGCTGCTCACCGATGACCCTGACCATGCGGTGGCCATCGCGCAGTCGGGCAAGTTCGACAGCACGGCCAATCAGTGGGTCACCTCTCAGGCCTACACCGTCGGGGTGTTCCTGAAGTCGAGCAACGCCTCGACCTGGACACCGGTGCAGGACACCGACCTGACGTTCAGGCTCTACGGTGCCCGGTTCACCAACACCTCTCGGACCGTCGACCTGGGCGACATCTTCCAGGCGGCGGTGACCGGCATCAGCCGGAGCGGCACCACGGCGACTGCCACCGCTCCGGGGCACGGGTTCACCACGGGGCAGAAGGTGCTGCTCTATGGCGCCGATCAGTCGGGCTACAACGGTGCCTTCACCGTGACCGTGGTCGACGCCAACACCTTCACCTTCACGGTCTCTGGCAGCCCGATGACTCCCGCGACGGGCACGATCCGAGCTGTGGTCGGCGACGTGACGGACCTGCTGACGCTGGCCGGCGTCGACCGGATCAACAACTCCACCGACGTCGAGTTCATCTACACCCTCGCGGATGGCACGCAGATCCGTGGCGCCGACAACGCCAGGATCCGCCTGAACGAGGTGCTGAACCAGCGGGTGAACCTCTCGGCGGTGCTGCGTGGCACGGTCACGGAGTCGCCGTACCTGTTCGCCGGCACGCAGGCGGTCTACGGCGTGCAGCGCGCCACCGGCACCTACATCACCCGGGCCATCCCGTGCGCGGCCAACGCGCGCGTGACGATCACCTACGAGGCGATCCTGCCCGGCACCAGTGGCGTGACGGTCGAGGTGGAGAAGGCCGATGGCACGTGGCAGGCCCAGGCGGTGACCAGCACCGCCGCGGTGGGCGATGGCTGGTTCGAGCGGATCCACACCATCAGCGGCTTCGCGGCCGGCGGCACCACGACCCGCGTGCGGCTGACCCTCGAAGGCACTGCAGCCGATCGTCCCCAGGTGCGCCAGCTTCGCGTTGTGGTGATCTGATCCCATGCCGATCAACGACACGACTGAGAAGCGGGGCTATCCGAAGCCCAACGCGGCGAACCTGCTGATCGATGACGTGACGCGCCTGCGCACCGCCCTGGATCAGGTGGATGCGGACATGGACGCACGGGCGCCGAAGGAGAGCCCTGCCCTCACCGGGACGCCAACGGCCACCACTCCACCGGCGAACGACAACAGCAGCCGGGTCGCGACGACGAAATGGGTGCGCGATCAGTCGTTCCTCAAGGCTGGGGATGAGGCGGTGCAGAGTGTCGCCGGCAAGACGGGCGATGTGGAGCTCACCGCCGATGACGTGAGCGGTGTGGCCAGGCTGAACAGCCCAGCGTTCACCGGCACCCCCACGGCGCCCACGCAGGATGCGGCCGACGACAGCACCAGGCTCGCCACCACGGCGTTCGTCAAGGCTGTCCTGGGCGGCGGTGGCGGCGGCGGTGGCGTGGGCCCCAACGCCTTCACCTTCAGCCAGACCGCACCCGCCAGCCCGTCGCCAGGCGATGAGTGGCTGGATGCGACGACGGGCATCCGCTACACCTGGCTGAACGACGGCAACACCTCACAGTGGGTGGAGACTGGCGCGCCTGGCTATGGCGCCTCGGGCCCCGCCGGCCTGGTCAGCATCGGCACTGTTGCCACCAGCGCGCCCGGAAGCGCAGCGCAAGTCACGAACTCGGGGACAGCCACGGCTGCCATCCTGAACTTCATCCTCCCGCGCGGCGAGACCGGCGCTCCTGGTGCCCCTGGTGCCATGGGTCCCAAGGCGGTCAGCATCGTCAGCCCGACGTCGAGCGAGAAGGTGGCGCTGTTCTACACCACCTCGGCGTTGACGATCTCGCGCATCAGCTCGGTGGTGATGGGCAGCAGCACCCCGAGCGCAACGTTCTCGATCCGCTTTGGTGCTGACTTCAGCCAAGCTGGCACCGAGGTTGTCACCGGAGGGATCACAACCACCAACACCACCACAGGCCAGGCGACCACCTCGTTCAGCAATGCCAGCATCCCGGCCAACAGCTGGGTCTGGCTGACGACATCTGCCCTGAGTGGGTTTGTCTCCAGCTTGAATGTGAGCCTGACATTCTGATGCGCGAGATCCTCAGGCCAGATCAGGTGATCAGCTACGGGAGCAACGTGGTTGGCCTTACCCCGTGGACCGGCAGCTTCACCAGCATCAATGAAGCGATTCCCAACGATGCCACCTACATTTTGGGGGGCTCATCTGGCGAAGAGCTGCGGATCGGCCTGGCAGCTACATCGCTGACTCAGTTTGGCAGTGATGTTGGAGTCGTCAGATGGCGAGCTGCCAAGATCAGCGGTGGAGTCATTGGTGGTGGCGGCAACTTGAACCTGACCACCAGCGTCTACAACGTCAGAAACGGCAGCACCATCAGCTTTGGCGGCAGCACAATGGGCGGCTGGCAGACATTTGAGCAGCAGTTCTCAATCTCCGCGCTTTACAGATCCAACTGGCAACTAGGCCTAACCTTTCGGCCCACCACAACGGATGGCACCACTACTGCTGTTCTCAGCTGGGCCGAGCTTGAACTGCCCCGTCCGCGTCGCGTCACACTCATCCTCTGATCATGGCCCTCGACTTCCCAGCCAATCCAACGGTCAACCAGACCGTTTCGTATCAGGGCCGCACCTGGCGGTTCAACGGCACTGGCTGGCAGCTGCAGACCCAGCCCAGTGAGATCCCTGAGCTGCTGGCGGACTTCGCTGCCGTAGAGGCACTGGTCGCGACCTTCGACGCCAGGCTGACAGCGTTCCAGCAGGCGGCCCCGATCGGCACTCCGACCTGGGTGTCGTTCAATGGCACCCTGCAGGCAGACGTCAGTGCCACCTACGTCCGCAGCGGCACCACCGTCACCGTCAGCAGCACGGCTCACGGCTACCTGCCTGGCCACGTGGTCTCGCTGGACTTCACCTCCGGCACGGCCAGCGATGGCGTCTTCACGATCGTCAGCGTGCCCGACGCCAACACGTTCACGGTCACTCACGGCACCAGCGGCAGCACCAGTGGCAACGTCGCCATCAAGCGCTGCCAGATCAACGCCCACAACAACGTTCACTCGATCAGCGACTGCGGCACCGGCGACTACGTGATCAACTTCGCCGCTGCACTGGTTGACGCCAACTACGCAGCAGCCGGCATGGCGCCATCGTCTGCGACCAACAACCCGAAGACGGTTGTCGACTACCACGCCAACAGCCAGACCTCGGCGCCGACGACGAAGACGCCCCAAGCTCTGCGCATCCTCGTTGGCTCCACCAACCAGGCGGCGCCGGCTGGCATCGACTGCAGCAGCGTCGGCGTCATCATTGTTCGCTGAGGCCTTTGGGCCGGGGCGGCTAGACTCAATCTGACAGGAGGTTCTCCGCGCATGACTACCACCTTTCTCCACGGTGTGGAGGTTCTCCAGGTCGACACTGGAGCTCGCCCCATTCAGACCATCCGCTCCAGCGTGATCGGTCTGATCGGCACTGCTCCTGATGCCGATGCCGATGCCTTCCCCCTCAATACCCCCGTCCTCGTGACGCGCCGGGGTGAGATGCAGGGCCTCGGTGAAACCGGCACTCTCCCCTCCGCACTGGACCTGATCTACGACCAGGCCGGCGCCGTGGTCGTGGTGGTGCGAGTGGCCGAGGGCCTCAACGAAGGTGCCACCATCAACAACGTCCGAGGCGGGATCAACAACGGCACCGGCGCCTATGAGGGCGTGCATGCCTTCCTGGCCGCCGAGGGCGCCGTGGGCTTCGCACCCCGCATCCTCATCGCTCCTGGGTTCACCCATCAGCGCAGCACCAACGGGATCCTCTCGATCGCCGTGCAGAACCAGGGGGCTGGCTACACCACGGCCCCGGCGGTCACCATTGCCGCCCCTGCTGGTGGCGGCAAGCAGGCCACGGCGGTGGCGGTGCTCGGCACCGGCGAAAACGCCGGCAAGGTGGTGAGCATCACCATCACCGACCCTGGCTCGGGCTACGCCACCAACCCCACCGTCACGATCGGTGCACCGCCCAGCGGCGGCACCCAGGCCACGGCCGGCACCATCAACCGCGGCACCGTTCGCTCCGAGGTGCTGGCTGAACTGCTCGGCATCGCCTTCCGCCTCCGCGCGGTCATCGTCGCCGACGGGCCCAACACCACCGACGCTGCCGCCATCCAGATCGCCGACGACTTCGGCAGCGACCGCATCTACGTGGTCGATCCCTGGGTGCTGCGCGACGGCGCCGCTGTGCCTGCCTCCGCCGCCGTCGCCGGCCTGATCAACAAGGTCGACAACGAGCGCGGCTTCTGGTGGAGCCCTTCCAACAACGAGATCGCCGGCATCGAGGGCACCGCACGTGCCATCGACTTCGCCCTGGGCGACTACACCTCCCGGGCCAACCTGCTCAACGAATCGAAGATCGCGACGATCGTTCGCGAGCAGGGCTTCCGCCTGTGGGGCAACCGCACCCTGGCGATGGATCCGAAGTACGCCTTCCTGTCGGTCCGGCGCACGGCCGACATGATCAACGAGTCCATCCTGCGCGGTCACCTCTGGGCCGTTGACCGCTGCATCACCGCCACCTACCTCGAGGAGGTTCAGGAGAGCGTGCGGGGCTATCTCCGCAATCTCCAGTCGCGCGGCGCCATCCTCGGCGGCGACGTCTGGGTCGATCCCGAACTGAACAGCCCGACGAGCATCGCCAACGGGCAGGTGTTCTTCGACTTCGACTTCACTCCGCCCTTCCCGGCTGAGCGAGTCACGTTCCGCAGCCACCTGGTCAACAGCTACGTCGTCGACCTGTTCCGCTGATCGCCTTTCAACCGCCCACCCTGCAGGACTGACCCATGGCCCAGATCCCCCGCGTACTGAAGAACTTCAGCCTGTTCGTCGATGGCCGCGGCCTCGCCGGACAGGTCTCCATGCTCACGCTGCCGAAGCTCACCACCAAGATGGAGGAGTATCGCGGCGGCGGCATGGACATCCCTGCCGAGATCGACCTCGGCATGGAGAAGCTGGAGACGAGCTTCGAGCTGTTCGAGTACGAGCCCGACATGCTCTCGCTCTACGGCCTGGCCGACGGTGCCGCGACGCAGCTCACGGCCCGTGGCGCTCTCCGTCGCGACGGTGAAGCCGCCGTCCCGATGATCGTGAACATGACCGGCGTGGTCAAAGAGCTCGATCACGGCGACTGGAAGTCCGGCGACACCAGCAGCGTGAAGTTCAACCTCGCCCTGCGCTACTACAAGGAGACCGTGGGCGGCCGCGTCGTTCATGAGATCGACGTGGTGAACATGATCCGCAAGATCAACGGTGTCGATCAGCTCGCCACCATCCGCACTGCCATCGGAGTCTGATTTCAATGTCCAAAACCCCCCACCCCAACACGGCGAAGATCGAGCTCGACTTCCCCATTCAGATCAGCGGCGCTGAGGTCCAGTACCTCGTCATGCGCCGGCCCAAGGTGCGCGACATGATCACGGCCCAGAAGGCCGGTGGTGGCGACGATGCGGAGACCGGCCTGGTGCTGATCTCCAACCTCTGCGAGATCACCAGGGACGAGCTCCTCGAGCTCGACTCCGCCGACTGGAAGAAGCTGGAAGAGCAGGTGGTGCTTTTTCAGAAGGCCAAACCCTGACCAGCCTGTCTGAGCTTCGGCGGATGATCGTCATCCTGTCGAAGCTCACCGGCTGGGGTTTGGCTGAGATCCTCGACGAGTTCATCGACGACTTCCTCGCCTGGCTCCGCGCCGCTCAAGGGGTCCAGGATGAGATTGCCCAGCAGCTGAAGGAAGCATGATCGGCGGCTCCCAGCAGAAGATCACCGTCGAGATCGGCGGGAAGATCGCGGCCAGCCTGGGCACCTCGATCCGGCAGGCCCAGGTGCAGGTGTCGTCGCTGGGGCGGAACGTGAACCGCACCCTGAACGATGCAGCGATTGCCGGCCGGCGATCGTTCAAGTCGATGTTCGACACCGCCCTGTGGCAGCAGGCCACGGTGGGGGCAACGGCGTTCGCTGGAGCCATCGGCCTGTCGGTGCGGGCGGCGATGGAGTTCGACAAGGCCATGGCGGACGTCCGTAAGGCCGTTGACTTCAAGGATGGTGAGGCCGGCCTGAAGCGGTTCGGCAACCGGCTGATCAAGCTGTCGACGGAGCTGCCCTACACCGCTGCGCAGCTGAGCCAGATCGCCGCGAGCGCGGGCTTCGCCGGCTACAAGGAGAGCGAGATCATCCCCTTCACGCGCGCGGCCGCGCGGATGGGTGTGGCGTTCCAGATGACCGCCGAGCAGGCCGGCGACGCCATGGTGGCGCTGCGGGCCTCGATGGGCCTGACGCAGCCGCAGGTCGAGAACCTCGGCGACGCCATCAACTTCCTGTCGGACAAGTTCCAGGGCACCGTCAACGCGGCCGACCTCACGGAGGTGACGCGGCGGATCGGCGCGATCGGCAAGGCCGCCGGCCTGACCGCTGAGCAGGTGGCGGGGATGGGCGCGGCGTTCCTGGCCAGCGGCACCCCGACGGAGGTGGCGGCCACCGGCCTGAAGAACTTCCTGAACGCGCTGACGAAGGGCAGCCAGGCGACGACCAATCAGCAGTTCGCCCTGGCGACCCTGTTCCGCGGCGAGGACCTGGCGGCGCAGATCAAGGGCGGCAAGGGGGCAATCAAGAAGGCGGCGAAGGGTGCCGCCATGGACATCTCCGAGGAGCTGGCGAAGGGGATGCAGATCGACCCGGAAGGGACGATGAAGAGCGTCCTCGAGAAGATGGCCAAGCTGCCGAAAGAGCAGCAGGTCAGCATCGCCGGCGCCCTGTTCGGCGAGGAGAGCAAGGCGGCGATCATGCCGCTGCTGACGAACACGAAGCTGATCGGCCAGGCGTTCGACCTCATCCGCGACAAGCAGGCCTTCGCCGGCTCGATGCAGAAGGAGTTCAACAACCAGATGGGCACCGCCGGGGCCCAGGCGAAGATCTTCCAGAACGGCCTCAATGCCCTCGGGGTGAGCATCGGCGCGGCGATCCTGCCGAGCCTGAACGCGATCATGAAGGCGATCGGCCCGGTGATGGTCCGCTTCGCTGAGTTCGCGCAGAACAACCAGGGCCTGGTGACCGGCATCGTGCTGATTGGCGGTGCGCTGGCCGGCCTGGTGGTGGCGCTGCCGATCATCGCCGGGGTGATCAGCGCGATCGGCACCATCGGCACCGCCCTGGCCGGCGTGTCGCTGGGCGCCACGATCGCCGGCTGGCTGGGCAGCATCGGCATCGTCGCCGGCTGGTTCAGTGGCCTCGGCGCCACGATCGCCGGCGCGCTGGGCGTCGTCGGGCCGGCCCTCGCAGCAATCGGCACCGCCATCGCCGGCTTCGTCGGCACCGCCGTCGCAGGCCTCACGACCGTCGGAGGCGCAGCCTTCGCCGCCATGCTGCCGCTGCTGCCATGGATCGCCCTGATCGGCGGCATCGGCGCCGCGATCTTCGCGCTCGTCAAATACTGGCCGCAGGTCAGCGCCGCGGCGGCGCGCGCATGGGAGGGGATCAAGGCCGGATGGGGGCAGTTCACCACCTGGATCGGCGGCCTCTTCAGCCAAGGCGCGCGGCTGGCCCAGCAGGGGTGGGCGGCGATCATGGGCGCCGGCCTGGGGCAGATGATCGAGGGCGTCAGGACCGCGCTGACCGGCGTGGTCAACGTCGCCCGGGGGATCTGGAACACCCTCGTCGGGGTCTTCACCCTGAACCCGGGCCAGGCTGTCGCCGGCATCGCGCAGGCCTTCAGCGGCCTGGATCAGATCGGTGCTGGGCTGCTGCAGCAGGCGATCGGCATGGGCCGGTTCGTCGTCACCGGCTTCTCGGCTGGGCTGCAGGGCCTCGGTGCCGTCGTGCTGGGCATCGGCCAGACGCTGAGCAGCGGCCTGGCGGCGATCCGCAGCTGGGCCGTGCAGGGGCTGGCGATCGTCGCCGCGCTGCCAGGCCAGATGATGTCGGCACTGCAGGCCCTCGGCCCGGCCATCCGGTCGCTGTTCACCAGCATCGGCACCTTCATGGCCCAAACCTGGGCCAGGGCGCTGGCCGTCGTGCGCGCGTGGGGTCCGCAGATCCTCAGGATCATCTTCCCCATCCCGGGCCTGATCGTCGGCGCCTTCCAGCGCCTGGCGCCTGGCATCCAGGCGATCTTCAACCGCGTCGTCGCCTTCATCCGGCAGACGCCTGGCCGTGTCGCCAGCGTCGGCAGCGCGGTGATCGAGGCGATCATGAACGGCCTCAAGTCCCGTGCCGGCGCGCTGTTCGGCTGGATCGGCTCCACCTGGAGCCGCATCAAGAGCATGGTGAGCGGTGGCCCTGCCGACACGGCGAACGTGGCGCGGCCGCAGCCGATTGCACCGGGGCGTTCTGCTGTCGCGCGTGCCGCCTCCCCTGGCAGGGCGCCGCAGCCGCGCGCGACCGGCGGCCGTGTGCGGAAGGGCTCCCCCTACATCGTGGGCGAGCGGCGGGCCGAGCTGTTCTGGCCAGAGTTCAACGGGGCGATCATCCCGCGCGTCGCCCAGCCGCTGACCGCTGGTGCGGTGGCCGCAATGCTGGCCGCGCAGCCGGTGGCCGCAGAGATGCTGCCGCAGCCGATGGTGCGGATCGATGCACCGCCGCCGATGGTGGCGATGGCCGCGGCCGCCCCGGCGATGCCTCAGCCGCAGGCGCCGATGGTGCGCGTCGCGGCGCCCATGGTGAATGTCGCGGCCCCTGCGGTCCAGCCCCAGCAGCTGGTGCCGCCGCCGGCTGTCAACGTCGCGCCCCCCCGCGTCGCAGCACCACCGACTGTGAACGTGGTAGGCGCCCCCGCCCCCCAGCTGGTGCCGCCGCCGGCTGTGACCCTGGCAGCGCCCGATGCACCTCGGCCGCTGATCAACCTCCCTGCGCCGCGCGTCGCCGCTCCTCCGGCGGCCGTGGCCCCAGCGCCAGCTGTGCGCGTCGCCTCGCCGACGGTGAACGTGGCAGCCGCCAGCGCCCCCGCGCCCCAGCTGGTGCCGCCGCCCACCATGAACATCGCGGCGCCTGGGGCCCCTGCCCCCCTGATGGTCCCCGCACCGGCCGTCAACCTGACCGCGCCGCAGCCCGTCGCGCCGCTGATCAACCTGCCCACGCCGCAGTTCGCAGGCCCGGCCCAAATGGCGTCGCCGGTGATCAACCGGATCGCGCTGACGGCTCCTGCTGCTCCAGCCGAGGCACCGCCGGCGCCGGCCATCAACGTGCCCGCCCCGCTGCCCCCGCAGCAGCAGCAACGGGCCGTCGCACCGGTCACCATCCATGCCCCCGTTACCATCCACGCAGGTGGCTCAGGAGGCGATGCACTGGAGATCCGCCGTCAGGTGGAGCTCGCCTTCGCCGACATCCAGCGCGAGCTCGAGTCCTCCCATCGCGTGCTCCTGAACGACTGATCATGAGCAGCACCACACCGCTCTACCAGCTCGGCGACTTCCAGTTCTCCCTGCTCAACGGCGCACCCCAGACCCTCGACTGGGACGCCTCCTACCGATGGGAGGAACAGGGCCGGCTGCTGCGCGATCCCGCTCAGCAGTTCCTCGGGCCTGGCGCCCAGGACATCACGATGGAGGGGGTGCTCTACCCAGGCTTCAGCGGCCGGCAGGGCACCGTCGAGGAGCTGCGGGCCATCGCGCGCGCAGGCAAGCCGCTCATGCTCTCCGACGGCCTGGGGAGGATCTACGGGAAGTGGGCGATCAAGCAGCTGCGTGAGGGCCGCGGCGTCTTCGCCCCGGGTGGTGCTGCCAGGCAGATCACGTTCTCCGTGCAGCTGGTCTATTACGCCGACGACAACCCCGGCCTTGCCGCCAGCCCGCTGAGCGTCGCGCCGGCCCTCGGCGCCGCGGCCGGCTTCGTCGCACAGGGCCTGCAGCTGCCGGCTGGCGCCCTCGACTTCACCGGCTTCGGCAGCTCATTCGGCCTCGTCGACTGGACGCAGAAGTCACCCTTCCAGGCGCTGACCCAGCAGGCGACGCAGGCAGGCTTCGGCCTGGGCCAGCTGGCCAGCATCGCCCAGACCGGCATCAGGCTCGCCGGCCAGATCTCCAGCGGCGACTATGTGGGCGCGGCACTCGGCACCATGGGCGTGCTGGGGATCAACGTCGACCAGAACGATGCCTGGGCACAGATCGGGATCAACGCCGCCAACCTGGCTCAGGCCTATGCCACCGGCAACGGCCCGACCGGGATGGCGATCGCGCTCGAGGCAGCCTCGCTGGTGGGTGCGCCAGCGCTGCAGGCGTCGGGCCTGGCGAAGCCGGAGGATCTGCAGTCGGTGAGCACCCTGCTCGACAGCACCGCCACCTTGGGCGAGATCCTGAAGGTCGATCCGAAGGTGACGGACACCCTGCGGCCCCTGATTCAGCTCACCGGAGGAGGCTGACGTGGCACAGCGCTACATCACCAGGCAGTTCGATGAGGTGGATGCGATCTGCCACCGGTACTACGGCCGCACGCAGGGCACAGTCGAGGCGGTGCTGGCCGCCAACCAGAACCTGGCGGAGCTGATGCCGATCCTGCCCGAGGGCCTGACGATCGTGCTGCCGGATCTGCAGCAGCCTGAGACCACCACCACCCTGCGGATCTGGGATCCATGAGCACGCCGGCATTCCGCATCGAGGCCGATGGCACCGATGTGACGGCTGCGATCGCTGATCGGCTGCTGAGCCTGCGGATCAACGACCAGGCGGGCCAGCAGAGCGACAGCCTGGAGATCGCCCTCGACGATCGCGACAGCCTGCTGCCGGTGCCGCGCTCCGGCGCATGGCTGAAGGTCTGGCTCGGCTACAGCGACAACGGGAGGTTGCCGATTTACTTCGGCAGCTACGCCATCGATGAGGTGGAGCTGAGCATGGGGCCCAGGTCGATGGTCATCAAGGCCACGGCTGCCCAGACCGCACCGGAGCTGGTGAAGGAGCAGCGGACGCAGAGCTGGCATGGCAAGACCCTGGCCCAGATCGCGCAGGAGATCGGCAAGCGCAACGGCCTGCAGGTGGTGATCAAGGGCAACGTCGGCAGCACGGTCATCAAGCATGAGGACCAGACGAACGAGAGCGACCAGAGCTTCCTCACCAGGCTGGCGGAGAAGAACAAGGCGACGATCAAGCCGGCCGACGGGAAGCTGATCCTGGCGCCACGATCGGAAGGCGCGGGCGCCTTCACCGTCACGCTGTCGGAGGTGACCGACTGGCGCTGCACCCTCAAGAACCGGGGGGCCTATGGCCAGGTGAAGGTGAAGTGGTTGGATCGCAAGACGAACAAGGAGAAGATCAAGACCTTCGGGGCGAAGGGGCCGCTGCCGGTGTTCGAGGAGAAGCACCTGTTCCGCGACGAGAAGGAGGCGGAGAAGGCTGCCGAGAGCAGGCTGCAGTCACTGAAGTCGGGCGAGGTGCGCATCAGCCTGAAGATGCCAGGCCGGCCAGAGCTGAACGCCGACGGCGAGATCACGCTGAAGGGGTTCAGGCAGTACGTGGATGGAACGTGGGTGATCAAGCAGATCACCCATGAGCTCTCCAGCGGCGGCTACACCACCTCGGTCGACTGTGGGACGAAGGGAGAGGAGAACAGCGAGTGGGCCGGCGGCAGCGGGGCGAACAACGGCAAGCCAGCCAGCGTGAAGGCCAAGGCGGTGGCGGATGCTGCCGCGAGCTCGCGTGGGATGAACACGCGCGGCGGCCCCGATGGCGGCAACAACGCTTGCCTCTATGCGGTGAACAAGGTACTGAGGAAGGCGGGCATCACGCCCCCCTGGGGCAGCAGCAATTACGTGCCCACCGCTCGGTCGGTGCTGGCCAGTGGTGCCGGCACCTTGCTCAGCGGCCCAGAGCCTGGCGCCATCGCGATCATGCGCGACAACGGCAGCCCGCCATACCCCCACATCGGGATCGTGCAGCGCGACGGGTCGATCATCAGCAACAGCTCCAGCCGTGGCACCTTCAGCTGGGTGGCGTCGCCGAGCGGTTATGCCGGCTACTACGGGCGCACACCGGAATACTGGCGCCTCAAGTAGCTTGACCACTGAAGAGGAGCAATCCCCGATGCCGGAGCACGAGGTCTCGCACGGCGACATCTATCACAAGCTCGGCAGCCTGGAGGGCAAGCTCGATGCGATGAGCCTGTCGCTGATCCAGAAGCGGGAGGACATGAACACGGCCTTCGACCGGATCCGCAATGTCGAGACGGCGCTGGGCAAGATCGTCGGCGCTTGCCTGATCTTGAGCCTTCTGATCCCGCTGCTGGTGACAGCCATCAGCCCACGCCTACACTTTGGCGATCCCCCTGCAGCACAGGCCGATGAGCGATGAGCAGCTGCTGCCAGACATCATTCCGTTCTTCGAGAACTGGAAGGGCCAGCCCCATCAGCGCGCCGCGGTTTGCCAGTTCTGGGAGGCGGTGCCCGCCAGCCTGAAGAAGCGCGACGCGGCCTGGTATGAGACCTGGCAGGCGGCGCAGGCCCCGGCCGAGAAGCCCGAGGTGACGAACCCGCTGCGGGTGCCGTTCTTCAGCCAGCGCGACAGCGCGACGGAACATGCCCTGCGCATGTGCTTCAGCTCCAGCTGCGCGATGCTCCTCGAGGCGCTCCGGCCCGGCACCCTCCAGGGCCCGAACGGTGACGACGCCTACCTGGGCCGGGTGCTGCGCTACGGCGACACCACCGATGCCGGTGCCCAGCTGAAGGCGCTGGCCAGCTTCGGCGTCACGGCCAGCATGACGAAGGCCGGCGACTGGAAGACGATCGAAGGACAGATCGACCGCGGCATCCCGGTGCCGCTGGGGATCCTGCACAAGGGCCTGGTGTCGGCACCGACCGGCGGCGGCCACTGGATCTGCGCGATCGGTTACGACGCGGACAGCATCATCGTGCACGACCCGTTTGGCGAGCTGGACCTGCTGAACGGCGGCTACGTCAACAACTGGGGGGCGCGCCTGCGCTACTCCCGCCAGAACCTCGCCCATCGTTGGATGGTCGAGGGGCCCGGCACCGGCTGGGCGATCATTGCTCAACACTGAAGGAGAACCAGCATGGACATTGATCTGACGCAGCATGAGGCCGCGATCGGCTTCGGCCTGTTCGTGGCCAGCGAGATCATCGGCATGAGCAAGCTGCGGTCGAACAGCATCCTGCAGCTGATCATCAGCGCCGCGATGCGCGCCTATCCCTATGAGCCCCGGAAGCCCCGGAGCCCTTTCGATCGGCTGCGCGGCAAATGATCAACCGCGACGCGATGGTGCGCCAGCTCCGCCTGCATGAGGGGGAGCGGCTGAAGCCCTACCGCTGTACCGCCGGCAAGCTCACGATCGGCGTGGGCCGCAACCTCGAGGACCGCGGCATCACCGCCGCTGAGTCCGCGATGCTGCTGGCCAACGACATCGCCGACATGGAGCGGGAGCTGCAGCGGGCGCTGCCATGGGTGACGCGCCTGGACGACGTGCGCCAGCGGGTGCTGCTCGACATGGCCTTCAACCTGGGCATCGTCGGGCTGCTGAACTTCAAGCGCACGCTGGCGGCCGTGCAGGCGGGCCAGTACCAGCAGGCGGCGACGATGATGCTTGACAGCCGGTGGGCTGGACAGGTCGGCCAGCGCGCCGAGCGGCTGAGCCGGATGATGGCCACCGGCAAGGATCCACGCGAGCTGTGGGCATGAAAAAGCCCCCGGAGTCACTGCACTCCGGGGGTAGAGCTCACGTCCCAGCCGAGTGTAGCGGCCCTGAAGGGGCACCAGGCCGCTGTGCTCTCGATCAGGCGTTGATCGGCTGGGGATAGAGGCGGGCCACCAGACGGGCCAGGGCCTCGCGGGCAGCCTGGATGGTGGCGGTGATAGGCGCGACGGCGGGCAGCGGCTGCTGGGGCAGCAGCACGGCGGAGCGCTGGTTCACGGCCTCGATGGTGCGGCGGGTCCAGCAGCCGGCCTCGTAGGTGAGCTGGGCCGCCACGATCAGCATGGCGACGGCGCGGACCAGGGCGGCGCGGATCTCGGCGCGGTGGGCCCAGATGAAGCGGGCGGCGGCCACCAGGGCGAGGCCGGTGACGATGCAGACGGTGCGCAGGGTGCGCAGGACGGTGGTGGTGGTCATGGATTGAACCGGCCAGTGCCGGGCGATGTGGTTGGGTCGGCGGCGCGCTCGGCCTGCCGATGCGGTCACCCTACCGGCTGGGTCAGCCGGTCCGGGGTGGCGTCGTCGCAGTTCGTAACAGGCGCCTCCGCGCGGGCCTCGGCGCGCAGCTGGGCCAGCAGCTGCTCAGCGGCAAGCCGGCGCGCGCGTGGCTGGTTCCCAGGCCGCACGTAGCCCAGCCGGTCCACGCCGGCGCTGCGGGCGCAGGTGGAGCAGAGCGGCAGCCAGCGGTCGGTGTAGCAGCGGGCGCCGCACTGGCAGCGCGGCAGCGGCTCCAGCAGGCCGGCACGGCGCGCGCGGGAGCGGCGTTGGGCCTCGGCTCGCTTGCGGAGGAGCGCCGCCTGGATGGCGGCCTCGCGGTCGGTGGGGGTGGTCATGGCGTGGTGGGGTGGTGGGGGCGCTCAGAGCGCGTCGATGGCGCGTGCGATGCGGCGCTGGTAGCGCTCCTGCACGCGGCTGTCGCGCTCCAGCTGGCGCACGCCGGCCCAGAGCGCGTCCATGCGCTCGCGTGTGGTGGCCGGGCGTGCCGGGATCGGCCGCGCCAGCAGGGCGTCAACCCGCGCCATGGTGGCGGTGTGCTCCGCCTCGATGGCGGCGATCTCCGCCTCCAGGGCGGCGATGTCGGTGGTGGTGTCAGCCATGGCGGCCTCCGGGGGGGGTGGTCGGCGGGGCGCCTGGGGGCGCCCCGTGTGCGGCCCGCTCAGGGCCGGGTGACGGTGTAGCCGTGGCGCTCGAGGAGCGCGATGGCGGCCGCGATCTCGTCGGCTGGGAGCGCCGGCCGGGCGGCCGGTGCGTCGGCCAGCTCGGCGGCGAGGCCGCGGTAGAGCCGCGCGTCGGCGGCGGCCATTTCGCGGAGCGAGGCGCGGAGCGTGTCAGCGATGACGCCCATGGGGGGTGGTGCGTGGGACCGCTCCAATGTGCTGCAAGGCGTTGCACGACGCGGCGCCGACGCGGCTGGTACGGGCGTACCAAGATCGGCGAGATCGACTGCAGCGCAACGGGTCTGCCGGTGCGTGTGCCGGTGAGCAAGTGGCACTATCAGAAAAAATTGGCACACTCGCTGCACACGGAACGGGCCGAAATTGGCACAAGGCGTTGCAGCGTTGGTATCAGGGCGATACCGAATGAGGCCCAATGATACGGGCGTACCACAGCCGAGATACATTGCGGCGCAAGGGATCTGGCCGAACTGGTACGGGCGTACCTGTGGAGAACTCGATTTCCACAGGTGTCACACTGGCCTGCGTTACATCCGTTCACAATCGGCCATTCTCAGCGGTTCTCAATAAGACATCGACTGCAGCGCAAGCGATCTGGGTGATAAGTGTGCGCTGCTGATACAGCATCAGGCGCCATCGGCGATGGCGGCCAGCTTGTCCGAGATGCGGCGCTGCAGGACCCCCTCGATCGCAACCCGCTGATAGGGAGTCAGCCCGCCAGCGATGACGCTGATCTCAGGCACGGCTTCAGACGCGACCCGGTGCATCGCATCACGCACCTGGCGGCCGATGCCGTGGAACTGCTGGGCCTGCAGCCGTGTGAGTTCGGCTTGCGCCTCCAGGAGGCGTTGCTGGGCAGCGGCGAGAGTCATGGCTGGAGTGAGTGATGGTTGATGAGGCCCCCTGGCGGGGGCCCGGTGCGATGCGCCGCTCAGCGGCGCGGCGCACTGAGTCGCGCGGCGCTGCGGCGTGGTGAGCGATCAGCCCACCTGGCAGCCGAGCAGCTGAGAGGTGGGGTGTGCCCCCTCCGAAGAGGGGGCCGGTGCGCTGCGCTGCGGTGCGGAGCGATGCGACGCGCGGCGTGGCGAGGCAAGGCGTCGGTGATGGCACCCGCTCGGCTCATGCGCCTGCAGCGGGTGATGAAGGGCGGCCCCGGTTGCCCAGGGCCTCGGTGGTTGGCGGCGCGGTGTGAGGCGGCGCGTCGCGAGGCGCGGCGGAGAGAGGCGCGGTCCTGGGGCTTACACCTGACGGATGCCCAGGCCATCAGCCCTCCAGCTTCGGCGCCTCCTTGCCAGCGCGCTTCAGCAGCCGCAGCTGACGCTGCGCACCCTGGGCCGATGCGGCGATGAAGCTGTGCACGTTGATCCGATTCTGGTGCTCACGCTTCGCGGCACCCGTCAGCCGGCTCTCGTCCACTGCCGTCACCAGCCGGTTCGTGGCCCGCTGGTGCCGCCGCAGCCCCTGGAACGCCTGATCGTTCAGGTAGGTCGAGGCCTTCTCGTCAGTGAGCACGTTGATCACGCCGCCCACCGTGTTCATCACCAGCGGCGGCAGCTCCGCCTCCCGGCGGTCCCGCTCCAGCCAGTCCCTCACCTGGAGCAGCACATAGGGCAGCCGCGCCAGCTTGGCGGTCTCCTCATCCCCGTGCTCATCCAGCCAGGCCTGCAGCTTGTCGGGCTTCCTGTTCACGTAGTGCTCCCACACCAGCTCCCCGGGGATCGTCTGCCCCTTGAACAGCTTGGTGGCGTCGATCGAAGCGGCCCTCATCAGCCCACCTCCACTTCATCGAGCTGCGTCACCTGGAAGCGGCCGTGCATTGGACGCCAGGTGCCGAGGCCCTCGGCGATGCCGGCCCGATCGAGGATCTTGGCCAGCGTCTGCGGGTCGATGATCTCGTCGTTGACCAGCATCGAGTAGCTGGCGCTCCAGTGTGGGATGCGCACGCGCACCGCCATGGTGCCGCGGCCGGTGGGGGCGATCGAGACGAAGCGCGGGTCTTCGTACATCAGCCCGGCATCGGTCGGGCCTTCGTAGCCCAGTGGTGCGTCACCCTCGACGACGATCGCGCGCTTCGTGTCCTTCCCGAGCTTCCAGGCGGTCGCGCCATCACGGATGCAGCGCTGCAGATTCTGAGCGGGGAGGAAGGGATGAGCGAAGCCCTCGAAGGCGGAATCACCATCGAGGGAGGGGCCATAGGTGAAGGTGCCTTCGGTGCCCCAGTAGCCGGAGAACAGCCAGTGGAGGCGACGCAGCGCGTGCTCGTTGCGGTTCTTCTTCAGGCCGGTGAAGTACTTGATGGCTGCAGCGTGCGGGCCCAGGGGGTCGACGGTGCAGGGATTGGACAGGATGAGAGGGCGCGTGCCCTCGATGGTCAGCTGGAAACGGCGAAATGCCATGGTCCTCGTGGGATAGATGGAGGGGCTTGAAGACAGGCCCCCGGTGGTGTGCTGAGCGCCGCAATGGACGGCGCGGTGCAGCGTCGCGATGCGTCGCGGCGGTCGGTGGGACAGCCCACCAGTGAGCCGGTGGCTCAGGGGTGGGGTGTGGGGCCTCGGGTGAGGCCCCCGATGGTTGGCGGTGCGAGGAGCTGCGCAGCTAGGCGACGCGATGAGCGGCGTAGCGGCGCTCAGCGCTGTCAGATCAGGGTTTTACGGGAGATCAGCCGGAAGCGTTCCCACGACGTTCCCACAGCGCAGGTGCCTGCTGCGCTGGCATTAGCCTGCTTCACTTGTGGTTCTGCTCCCGCCCTGAAGCGCTCTGAGCGTGTCGGCGTGGATTCCTTCCGAACTGATTGAATCGCAATCAGGGAAGGCGTGCATCAGCGCCGCATCCAGCAAGACGCCTGCCTTGTGTGGGGTCAAACGCAGATCGCAGATCACGCACTCCCACCAACCTTGATCCCATTCCGTGACTTGCTGACCGCGTGCGCCGCCACGAGGCTTGTTCCAGAGCATCAAGGCTTGATCGTCGTGGCATGGTTCACGCCTCTGAGTGCGAGCACGCATGGTCTCCTCGTGCAAGCAGCACGGGCACGCTATGGGTTGAGCCATCCTCTAGTCTCCTTCTCTAGGGCTGATCAGGAAGCTCGGGGACATCCGGCAGTGGCTGCCATAGGCATGGGTAGAAGAACTCGCCATCACGGTTTTCCCAATGGCGGCCTTCGCCATGAATGATGTCGATGCAGTCGTAGTCAGTGGCAAGAAACTCGGTGCCGTCATCAGGCGCAGTTTCGATTGACTGCCAAGCGCCTGCGGTGAAATCAGTCATCACTGGCGACTGCGGCATTGCCACCGGCTCCGGCTGGGCCAGGGCGGCGTCCAGCGCCGCAGCGGCAGCCGACAGCTCAGCGCTCTGCCAGCCCTCGCCCTTCGGTCCTTCGTCGTGACAGTCTTCCAGGGTTTCACTGATCCGCTGCCAGTGCTCAGCGGAAAGCGTGATCGTGCGGGTGGTCATGGGGTGTCGGTGGTGGTGGACAGAAGCCGCCGCAGCTGCGCGACCTTGCCTGGCACCAGGTGCCAGCTGCTGACGATGCCGCAGGCGCGGCCCAGGCAGACGCGGATCGCGCCGTCGGGCAGCGTCTTGGTCGTGGGGGTGGGGTCAGGCACGGTTGGCCTCTTCGCCTGGAACCGGAAAGCACCAGTGGGGGAGCCAGTGCGTGCCACGCGTGCTGGCGTCCGGCCTAAGCAGGAGCCAGCCGGGGCACACGAAGGCGTCGTAGAACCAGCACCTGCCCTGAGAATCCAGCTCCTGGCTCATCGGCGCCCGCTCGGTGATCGGGACGGGGATGTAGCGCCCCGGCGGCTGATGCTCACTTCGGGCATCCGCTGGGGCTATCGCCGCGTTGGCCCACATGACGGCCGCTTTTTGGCTCGTGAAGATCTCGGGAGCTGTCAAGGATTCCTTGACAGTTGCGAAGCGGGTCTCAGGGATGATCCGGCACTCGGCGACCCAGCTGGTGCCGTACCGGCCGCCCAGCGAGCGCTGGCGCTTCAGCACCTCGCGCAGCTCGGTGCCCTCGGGGAACGGGTGCTCCCACACGATCGGGTTGCCGCTGTCGTCGGTCATGTCGTCGGAGACCACCAGCACGTAGAAGGTGGCGTCTCCGGTGGTGAAGCGTTGGGGGATGGTCATCGGGGGATCAGCGGGGGAATGGTTCGTTGGTCGTGATGCTCATGCGGCGCGGGCGCAGGAACAGCGCGTCGAGGGTGCCGCGCAGCCAGGAGCCGAACGTCACGCCCAGGGCCAGGCCCCAGGCGAAGCTGGCGTGGTCGAGGTGGTTGGTGCTCACGGCTCGGCCCCCAGCTGCTCGGCCAGCTCCTGGCGGCCGATGGTCAGGGACTGCGCGAACGCCACCTCGCGCCAGTACCGGCGCTTGGCGGCATCCGCGCGCTTCATCAGAACCTCGGCCTGTTCTCGTAACGCCATGGCCTCGGCGCCGGCGAGGTGAGCCCTGGCCGTGGCGCAGCGGGCGACGTTGACTCGGAGCTGGTGATCCATGGGAATCGGGTGGTGATGGTGAGAGCGGCCCAGAGGCGGGCCGCGATGGCGGCGCCGGGGAGGATCATCCCGGGTGACGCTGGGTGATGTCGGGGCCGGGGCCGCCGGGTCGTTCCTCGACCGTGACGCCCTCGATGCGGGTGACGTCGATCCAGACGCTGTAGGGCATTCCGTTCGCGTCGCGGGCCGCCAGCTGGATCTGGTCGCAGCCGGTCATGTAGCTGGCGCCGGCAATGGCGACACCTTCAGTTCCCAGAACGGTGTCGCGGTACTTCTGGCCCAGGGTGAACTCAGTGCCGTTGAGAACGACGGTGCGGGTTTCGAGTGACATGGCAGGAGGTGAATGGGGTAGCTGCCGGATTGGGCACGGCCCCGGCGGGCCGTGTGATCAGGCCGCGGCCAGCGGCTTGCCCAGGTACTCCAGGCGGTCGATGCGCACGATCGAGTGTGCGTGTTGCTCCTCGATCGGTTGCAGCGTGCCGATGATGCCGACGAGGCTGCCCTCGTCGATCAGCTCGAACTGCTCAAGGAGCCGCTGGCCCCGGGCCTGGCATTCAACGACGAGCTCAGGCCGATCACCGCGACCCTTGACGGTCAGCAGGAACGAGGCGTGGTCAGCGTGCAGCGCCAGCTTGCTGGCGCGGCCGACGAGGGTGATGCTCTTGCGGTCACTGGACATGACTCTCAGGGGGTGGTGGGGCGTCTTCGCCCCGGTGCTCCCATCATCACGACGCCGCACCCAACGGCACGGCGTTCGTAACAATGCTTCACAGACGGCTCAGCCCTTCGACTCCATCACGGTCGTGTCGCCCTGGTAGCGGCCCGTCATGGCATAGCTGCGCTCCGGCGGCGCCAGCATCTGGCTGAACACAAGCTGGCCGATCTTCATCCCAGGCCAGATCGGCACCGCATGCAGCTGCCGGCTGTTGTGCAGCTCCAGCGTGATCACCCCATGGAACCCCGGATCGAGGTATCCAGCCAGCAGGTGCTCGATCCCCTCCCTGGCCCTGCTCGACTTCAGCACGAACTGCGCATTGCAGGTCTCGGGCACCCGCACGAACTCCAGCGTCGGGGCGAGCACGAACTGGCCGGCCACCAGCAGATACGGCTCCTCCTCGGTGTGGGTGTGGAACGGGTAGGACACCATCCGGCGACTCTCGGCCCCCTCGATCAGGAGCTTGTGCCCCAGCCGCACATCCAGCGAGGCGGGGTTCACCAGGGCCGGATCAAACGGCTCGACCATGCCGGCCTCGCACAGCCGGCGGATCTGGAAGTCAGGGAGGATCATTCGTCGCGGGAGGTAGAAGGGCGAAGGGGCCTCACCTCGGTGGTGAGGCCGAAGACCATCTGCAGCAGCGTCCGGCGCTCTAGGGCGTCGTCCAGGGTGGGCGACAGCCAGGCGTCGCGGCTGTCGTCCGACAGCAGGATGGTCGCGGGGATGAGCCCGTTGATCACGGGGGAGCCGGCAGAAACCCACTGCCCGGCGCGCTTCAGGCCGTACATCAGCGGCCTCCGCACGCGCGGGTAATGCCGGAGCGGCAGTCAGCCTGGGTCATCCTGTCGAGGCTGTTGGTGAGCGTGTGGAAGCTGAAGCTGGCGAAGGCCAGCAGGAAGATGAGGGAACGCATCGTGGTGGACGTGAACGGGGATAGTTTGCGGGACGCCGCGTCAGGCGCCATCGGCCTGTTGCAACTCTTCACGCTGCATGAACTGGAGGCAGTCGGCGGCGAAGCCGAGGCCGTCCTCCAGGGGGTCGGGGAAACGGAACCAGCAGTGGTCATCGCGCCAGTTCGCGCAGTCGTTGCAGGTCCGCCGGCGGATCTGCGGCCGCTCCTCGCTGGCGCGCTTCCGGCTCTGCCGCTGTGCCGCGCGGCTCACAGACCCATCGGGCAGCAGCCAGACGGTCCAACGGTGGCTGCAGTGATTGCACTGCTGCCGGCGGCGGCGGCGGCCGTTCTTCATTGCATGTGACTCGAGCACCTCAGCGCTCAGGCTGCCGCAGGCCTCGCAGGGCAGCTCTGGTCCTTTGATCGGGACAATCAGTGTCCAGCGGTGGCTGCAGGCCTGGCAGGAGCGGCGCACACGACGGCGCAGGCCATCTGCGAGACGGTTGTTATCGACCTGGACAGTCTTGGCGCTGCCGCAGGCGGGACAGGTCTTGTTCATGGGGGATGAATGCCGGGCCTCCGATGCCTCCATCGGCTGTGACGGCCACCCCCCGGTTCCGTCATGGAGGTGCCCGCCCTTACGGGTGGGGCCGACCCGGCGTGGGGAGTCTACGAAGGGGTCTGCTGCTGCTCGGCGTGGAGGCGATCGGCGACGAGCTTGGCGTAGCCCGCGATGTCGTCCCAGCTGTCGGCATAGTCCGGGTCGCCGTTGATGATCCGGCCGATCTTGTGGCAGATCATGTCGAGCGCCTCCTGCTGATCATCTCTGAGTCGCGTTCCTCTGTCTTTCAGCCCAGCTTCGATGGTCTTTTTGAGACACTGCGTGATGCACGCGTGCCCCCTGAAGCTGCCGTAGCGCTTGCCGCGCTCCTCGAGGATCTGGTCGATGTTCGTGGTCATGAGGGCGAATGGTGGGTTGACGAGTAGGAGATTGCCTGCTCCGCAGGCGGGTTGGTAGTCCATGGGATCAAGCGGGCCAGCCGGCGGAGGCCAGCTCGTCGTTCAGGTTCACGCCGTCGACCCAAACCGTCGCCAGCCAGCGGCCAAAGCTGTCCTTGCGGACGGTGTTGACGATGATTCGCGATGCACCGCTGAGCATGTCGCGGGTCCAGTCGGTGGCCTCGACGAACCCCGGCTGGCCCCGCTCTGGGGTGTCGACACCCAGCAGCCGCAGTCGCTGGCGGGTGCGGATCCGGTCGAAGCCGAGGTCCAGATCGACGTCGATCGTGTCGCCGTCAACGACCCGCACCAGTTCGGCTCGGTAGTGGTAGAGGGAGTCCATGGATTCAGATAAGCGAATGGTGATCAGGCCGCGGCCTTCCGGCGCCGAAGCTTCTCCGGCAGGGTCAGCCCCTTGATCCGGGCGACCCTGGCATTCAGCGCCGCCCAGTCCTCCTGGTCCTTGAACCGGAAGTGGCCGGTGCCCTTCTTGTAGACCTTGAACTCGAAGAACCCCCAGTCGTGCCACACACCGGGCTCCACCCGGTCGTAGCCACATGCGGGATGCTCCACCTCGGCATAAGGCCTGCCGGTGATGTAGCAGAGCGCCTTGATTAGATCCCTGATGCGCGGGAAGTTGCCGCCCCACTGCTTCAGGTCCACACCCAGGCCGCTCCAGTTCTTCTCGGCAAGGTAGGGGACGATGAACTTCTGATTGAACAGGTAGGCGTCGTTCGTCTTCCAGCCCTCCACCTGCCACCGGTTCTCGGCGGTGTGGCGGGTGAGCTCATCGAACGCTGCCTCGACGGCCCGATCGATCCGCTGGTCAGTGGTGCCAGCGATGATCTGCAACATCCTGAACAGGTTCCGCTCCGTGAACGGCACCTTGGTCTGCTGCTCCACGAACCGGTTGATGTCGCCCTGCAGCTGTGAGGTGGCCATCTCGCGCGGGAGCATCTCGGCGATCACCGACTCCCAGAAGGCCTTCTGCAGCTCCTTGCGGAAGCGGTTCCGGCTGGCGGCGCAGCCTTCCATCCTGATCTGGATGCCCAGCTCGCCCTTGTAGATGCCGCCCACTGCCGCCTCGAGGCGCACGCCGGCGGCCAGCTGCTCGTCATAGATGCGGCAGGCCTCGACGTAGCGCTGCACCAGCTCGCGGCTGCGCCGATACTTGATCAGGCCATGGCCCTCGGCCTCGAGGTCGTCAGGCCCCAGGAAGAAGCCGTCGAACTCGTCGGCGCCGGGCCGATCGCCGGGCTTCGTCAGCCGCACTAGGCCGATCTCGCAGAGCGTCGTGCGCTCTGCGTCCTCGAACACCGAGCCAAGGTTCTGGCGGCTGCCGTACTGCTCGATCAGCGTGCGCAGCTCCCTGCTGGCCCTGCTGCCCCAGCGGTCGCTGGTGACGATGCTCCAGTTGCACAGGCTCACGATCTGGCAGCCAGCCGGCGCGATGGCCCAGGCGTGCAGGATGTGGTGCTCGTCCGCCGAGAACGGAGGGTTCATCACGATCAGATCGGCGTGGCTGATCTGGTCGGCCGTGACCTGGCGCCAGTCGGCGCCGATCAGGCGGCTGTCGGGGATGGCGGTGAGGATGGCCCGCAGCTTCGGCTCAGGCTCCACCGTCAGCACGTCGGCGGCGCCCCGGGCCTGGCACTCGCGCACCAGGTTGCCGCTACCGGCTGACGGCTCGACCACGACCCGACCGCGAAGGTCGAGGGGATCGAGCATGGTGGCCGCCACCTCCGGCGGCGTGGGGTAGAAGTCGGGGTTGAACATCAGGCCCTCACCTCCCGCATGTGGGCCTCGACGATCGCGAGGAGCGTGTGTGGCACCAGCGGGTGCTTCGGCACCCAGCGCCTGGAGCCCCAGACCTTGGCGTCAGGATCCCACTCGGCGATCTGGTCGAGCAGCTTGCGGGCCGGGCCCTGCTTGATGAAGCGGACCAGATAAGGGTTCGTCGTGCCATCCGGCTGGCGCTCGACCCGCCAGCGCGGGCGAAGGCTCCAGTCGTGGTCGTCCTGGTGAATGAGCTCCATCAGGCTGCCTCCCCGCGAGCGAAGCGGCGCACGGACTCGATGTCCTCGTCACCGCGAGCCAGGAGGCACGCGCGGGCTTCGGCATCCTCCAAGCAGTCCGCCTCGATGAAGAGGCCGCGGCCGATCACGTCCCCGGAGGGGCTGCGATCGCGGTAGTTGACCTTGAACAACATGGTGATCAGGGGGTGGTGGGCGTCTCCGCCCGTGGGGTCATTATCCGCGCTGCCAGGCTGGCCGCCACGCGGCTGTTACTTATCTTCACAAACCGGCATGAACGGGTCCATCGGCGTAGACGCCACCACCCATGTGCCATTCAGCACCAGCGTCGTTCCCATCAGCCAGTGCTTCATCGTCTCCTTGTGAATCCCCTGCTGCTGCCGCCACTTCTCGACACCGGACATCGGCACTCTCGGCCGGTATCGGTTGTGGAGGTTGCGGAACACCCAGCACGGCTCCTGGCTCTCGTCTGGCTGCTCGCCCTGCCGCCTGGCGACCCACCACACCCACGTGCCACGCATCGTGCACGTGAACCGCAGCAGGTCGCGGTCGCGCAGCCAGGCCATGCTCTTCCGCAGCGTCTCTGGGCCGATGCCCAGCTGCTCCGCCAGCTCCGCCTGCGTCAGCCAGTAGCCCGGCGTGACCTGCTCCAGCTGGACCAGCAGCAGCAGCTGGGGGGCGTAGTGCTGCTGGCGCAGCCTGGCGAGGAAATCGGGTTCGATCATGGGGGGATGGGCCCCGGTCGCCCGGGGCCTGCTGCTGCTCAGAACGGCACGTCGTCGTCGCTCGGCGGGCCCTGGGGAGCTGGCGTCGGCGGCTGGCTCCACTGCTGCCCCTGCTGCACTGGGGGCTGCGCATAGCCCTGCGGTGCCGGCTGGGCATAGGCCTGCGGTGCCGGCTGTTGCGCATAGCCCTGAGGTGGGGCCGCGGCCGGCTGCGGGGCGTAGCCCTGCTGCTGCACCGGCGGCGCCTGCTGCTGATCACGCGGCGGCGCCAGCAGCTGCGCTACCTCCGCCACCACGATCAGATCCACCCGCTCCACGTTGTTCCGATCGGTCCAACGGTTCGACTTCACCCGGCCGATCACCTGCACCTGGCTGCCCTTCCGACAGGTGTCGACGAAGCCCTGGGCCTTGTCGCCCCTCACCTCGATCGTGAACCAGTCCGGCGGCACATCCTGCCCGCGCGGCACGCCCAGGCGGTTGATGGCCATCCTCCCGGTGGCCACCACATTCCCGCCGTCCAGATACTTGATCTGTGGGTCGGCACCCATGCGACCGACGAAGTTGTGCACTGAAGCACGGAGCAATGTTGCAGTGAGATCACTCATGCCTGTTGTTGCGATGGTTGACTGTCACCAAGCCATGAGCGGTTGAGCTTCTCATAGGCCTGGACTCCTTCCCTGGGATAAAGCACTCGCCCGCCGATCTTGATGTACGGCGGGCCGCTCTTGGCCATCCTCCAGTTGGCCAAGGTCTGGTGGTTGAGCCGCCAACGATGGGCGAGCTCCTTGGGTGTCAGATAGGCGTCGTCTGTCATCGAGTCCTCAGAATGGATCTTCTTTTACGGTGACAATCTCCGCCTGCTGCGTGGCAGGTGGCGTTGTTGTTGCTTCTGGCGCCGCTTCGATTGTTACTTGATGCTCATCCAGCACTTCTACAGTCTCGGCATTCGCTCGGATCTGATCGTTCAGTTGCGCGACGACATCGTTGCTGGCTGGCAACACATCCGCACCCCTCACGGTTACGGTTTCGACCTCCTCCCTCACGCCCAACCCGAACAGCACTTCGGGGATGTAGAGATTGATCAGGCGGGTAGCGGACCGCCAGCGCAGCATCTGCTCAGGAATCGACCTGTACTTGTCGTTCTTGGTCCACCCATCGGCGATCGCTTCGCGCATCGTCACCGTGGTGCTGACCGTCTCCCCGGTGTCGCGCAGCACCGCCTTCGCGGTCACCTCCAGAGCTTCCCCCTGCCCCTTGCTGCTCCACCCGATCGGGCCCTTCAACAGGCCCGACTTATTCGCACGGGCGATGGCGAATCGCGCCGACGTGTTCGGTCGGCCCTTGATCGGCGCCATCTCCTGGAACATCAGCATCGGATGCTCTCCCAGCTGCTCGGCGTACATCAGCGCCACCATGCAGGCCTCCGGCTTGCCCTGGTAGTGAGATGGAACCATCCCGCTCATGCTGAACGCCTTGGCGACGCGCCACAGGTGGTCGAATGCCTTGCCGTCGTGCAGGAACGCCAGCGGCGCTGGCTGCTGCTGCTGCTGCTCAACTGTTGTGATCGCGGTTGAATCGGTCATCGCTTGGATTGAATGAATCGGAACATGCGGTCGATGGCGTCCTGATCTGCCTCGCTCAGCTCATCCAGGATCTGAATGGTGGCTGCCAGGTGCTCCAGGGCCTGCAGCGCCTCGACCACGGTGGGCGGCTCCAGGAACTGCAACGAGTCGGGCAGGGACATCTGTTCTCCTTTCTCTCAGGGCCGGCGGACTGCGAGGTAGGCCACGCCCAAGGCGATGGCCCACAGCAGCACCGCCAGCTGGGGGTCAGTCACGCACCCATCCGGGCAGGTCGAGGTCGTCCTGCACCAGGTCGCCGTAGCCAGGCCACCGGCCACTCCGGTGGCACTCGGCCAGCAGCTCCATCGCGGCGCTGATCCGCCTCTGGCCCGCCGCGATCAGCGACGGCGACAGCGGATAGACCGCGACCGCGAAGGGGCGGACGTTCTCCACGGCGATGATCAGGAACTTCTCAGCCTCCAGGGCATCGAGGTTCCACGCCGCCTGGACGTGGTAGTCAAAGTTGGCGATGCTCTTCGCGAACTCGTTCCGGCTGGCGTCCTTGGTGGTCTTCACGTCGACCACGATGCGCCGGTCTTCGCTGTGCCAGTCCGGCCGCACCTTGCAGGCCAGACCCGTGGTGCTGTCGGTCCAGGTGTAGGAGGCCTCACGCCGACCGGGGAGCTCCAGCAGGAAGCTGGCGGCCGGATGGCTGCGCACCATCTGGGCCATGCGCAGCACCTGATCGGCCTGGTCGGGGTCAAGCACGATCTTTCCAGTGCTCTCGCGCTCGAACTCGGCCGCCATCTCCTTGCCGACCTTCGTGCGGCGATCGAAGGTGTGCTTCGGCACGGCCACGGTCTGGTCCCACAGATCAGGCTCGAGGACAGCGGTGTGCAGCGCCGTGCCCATCTGCATGGCGTCGGTCGGCTCCTTCTTCTCGCGGTCGTCCGCCAGGAACTGGTCGAAGTAGTGGAGCGGCGAGCGGGCCAGCGTCTTGATCTGGCTCGGGCTGACGGCCTTCAGTGCGTGGTAGTCCTCGTTGGTGAGGCCTTCGTGGAAGGTGAGCTCAGGCACTGGTCACCTCACCCGGTACCGGCAGGCCGCGGCGGCGCAGCTCTGGGTAGCAGAACGCGGCGCCAGGCTGGAGCGCCCAGACCTGAAGCTCCTCGTTAGTCATGGCGCGCAGCCGGGCCTGCTGCTGGGCCGCACGATCACGACTCGAAGCCTCCTGCTGGCGCAGCTCTCGAAATGCCAGCCATCCGATTCGGACGGCTCGGAACAGGTGCCTCATGGCTCCATTGCGGGGGTCGTTGGAGACCCTACCGGCTTCCTTGATGATCATCCGACATCCTCCCGCTTCCTGTCACATACTGTTACAACCCGTTGATTTCGCTGCACAATCTGGGATTCTCATCTGCACGTCAACCGATTCGCATGATCACCCTCCGTCCCTTTCAGGCCACCGCCGTCGCCGAGATCCGAGGCGCCTACATGGCCGGCCATCGCCGTGTGCTGTTCGTCCTGCCGACCGGTGGCGGCAAGACCTACACGTTCGTCTACATCGCTGAGCAGGCCGCCATCCGCGGCAACCGGGTCTGCATCCTGGTGCATCGCGCCGAGCTGGTGGATCAGTCCTCGCGCTCCCTTCACAGCATCGGCTGCAACCATGGCGTGATCGCCGCTGGCTACCGCCAGGACCTCTCCCACACCGTTCAGGTGGCCAGCGTGCAGACCCTCGCCCGGCGCCTGCACACCATCCCGCCGGACTTCTTCCAGCTGCTGATCGTCGACGAGGCACACCATGCCGTCGCCGGCACCTGGGCCAAGGTGCTGGCCGCCATGCCCCGCGCTCACATCCTCGGCGTCACGGCCACGCCAGAACGGCTCGACGGCCGCGGCCTAGGTGATCAGTTCGACATCCTGATCGAGGGCCCCGACGCTGCCTGGCTCACGCAGGAAGACTTCCTGGTGCCGGCCCGCATCTTCGCCCCGCCTGGCATCGACCTCTCAGGCATCCGCCGCTTCGACACCCGCAAGGGCCACCAGCAATCCGAGGAGATCCTGCGCCAGGGCCAGGCCATGGGGGATGCCGTCACCCACTACCGACGCACCATCGAGGACACCCACAACGGCACCGCCATCGCCTTCTGCGTCAGCGTCGATCACGCCCACGCCGTCACCGAGGCCTTCCGCAACGCCGGCATCGCCGCCGCCACCCTCGACGGCACCATGGATCGGGGCCTGCGCCGCCGCACCATTGCCGACCTCGGCACCGGCCAGCTGAAGGTGCTCACCTCCTGCGACATCATTTCAGAGGGCACCGACATCCCCTCGGTCACAGGCGCCATGCTCCTCAGGCCCACCGACAGCCTGGGCCTGCATCTGCAGCAGGTCGGCCGCGTCCTGCGCCCCTGCCCCGGCAAGCCGCACGCGATCGTCAACGACCACGTGGGCAACACCCTCCGCCACGGCCTGCCCACCGATCCCCGCGAATGGAGCCTCGAAGGCCGGCCGAAGGGCAAGCCCAAGAAGCCCAGCCAGGCCCCGCCGGTCCGCGCCTGCGCCCGCTGCTACAGCCTCATCCCGGCCGCGGCCAATCCCTGCCCTGAGTGCGGCCACCTGGAGCAGGCCCTGAAGCGGGAGCTCACGGTCATCGATGGCGACCTGCGCGAGCTCACCGGCGCCGAGCTGCGCCGCCAGGAGCGCCGCGAGGTGGCACAGGCCCGCACCCGCGAGGAGCTCGAAGCGATCGCTCGCGAGCGTGGCTACAAGCCAGGATGGGTCGCCCACATGCTCGCCGCGCGAGGACAGCACCATGGCAAGACGGCATTCGGATGAGGCCAAGGTGTCAGCTGACATCGCCCTGGCCTTCGGCCGCGGCCCCTGCCGCCTCCTGCGCAACAACGTCGGGATGCTCCCCGATCGGAATGGCCGGCCGGTGGCCTATGGCCTCGGTTCGTTCGGTGGCAAGGTGCTGCGAGGCCCGTCCGATTGGATCGGATGGCGGACCGTCACGATCACGCCGGAGATGGTCGGCCAGCGCATCGCCGTCTTTGCAGCGATCGAGTCCAAGGACCTGGCCAAGCCCTCTCCCGAGCAGCTGCAGTTCATCGCCAATGTCCAGGAGGCCGGCGGCCTGGCCGGTGTGGCGCACAACGTCGACGAGGCCCGCGCCATCCTGTGCCCCGCCTGGCTGCCGCCTATGTAACGAAACCTCACAGCCAGCACGCTCACAGCCGCCGCGGCCCGTAGCGTTCGGGGGCCCCATGCCTCACACCATGAGCATCGCCCCCGAGACCGCCATGGTCCGCCTCCGCCGCCTCTACCGCGACGCCAACCACTGCGACCCCCACTCCAACGAACAGGCCATCGCCTGGGCCCTCAAGCCTGAGCTGTGGGCCGAGCATCAGATCCGCTACCGCAACTGGTCCTGGCACGTCTGCGAGGCCACACTCCGCCAGTGCCGCATCCTCTCGAACCGCCTCAGCCGCGCTGCCGAAGAGGCCGGCACCACTCCTGAGGCCTTCGTGGCCGCTCTCCCCTTCCCCTCCAGCCCCGAACTGGAGGTGGAGGCATGAGCTTCGATCGCGACGTCCTCTCCATCCCCGACAGCGCCGCCTGGCGTGCCGGCGTCCTCTCCGAGCGCGAGCGGATCTGCAAGTTGTTGCGGATGATGAGCGAAGAGCTCCTGGTCGACCGCCAAGGCCTCAGCCGCGCCGAGACCAACGGTGCGCGGATCGTCCTCGAAGGTCTCCGCAAGGTGCTGAAGGGGGCCGGCTGATCCATGTCGCTCCTCGAGCAGCTCCAGGCTCTGCCTGATGACTGGGCCTTTGTGGCCGTCGACCGCAACAAGCGCGCCTACCAAGAAGCCTGGCAGGACAACCCACTCACCAAGGCGCAGATCGCCGCCGAGATCACCGCCGGCCGCGCTCATGCCGTCGGCGTCCAGGGCGGCCCCGCCTCCGGTGGCCTGCTGTTCGTCGATCACGACGGCATCTCCGCCACCACCCAGCTGGAGCGGCTCGGCATCCCCCTCCGCTCCCTCCCCAAGTCCTGGGCCACCACCTCCGGCCGCGACGGCCGCTTTCAGATCCTCTACCGCGTCCCGCCAGAGTTCTGGCCCGCGCTCCGCAATCGCCGCTACTGGCACACCGGGGAGCCGGACCCCACCTCTGGCAAGCCCACCAAGGTGCTCGGCCCTGACGGCAAGGCCGAGATGATCGACTTCCGCTGGGCCCGCCACTACTCCGTCGTCATCGGCGCTCACCCGGAGACCTCCGGCTACCGCTGGCTCAAGGGCCGCGGCCCCGCCGAGCAGGCCCTGGTCGATGCGCCGCACGCGATCATCGAGCTCCTGCTCGACGAACCCGAGCCCGAGCCGCTGCCGCTCTTCACTCCGCAGGCAGTCCCGCAGATCGGCCCCGGTGAGCCGCTCCCCTTCCTCGACTTCATCAGTCGCGACAGCCGCGAGCTGGTCGAGTCCGGTGGCACCCCCGGCGCCTGGAATGACGATCAGCTGAAGCTGGCCCTCGACCTGCGCGGCACCGAGCAGTGGATCCGCTCACAGGGCTATCAGCCCGACATCACCGCCAGCCAGGCCTTCGCCCTGCACGTGGCCGCGGCCAAGCCCAAGGCCCGCGACTTCGACGAGCGCAAGGCCTGGCATCGGTTCGACGGCGCCGAGAGCCGCAACCCCAGGCCCTCGACACCTGAGGACAAGCTCCACGATCGGCTGCGGTTCCACACCCGCATCAGCAGGCCAGTCCTGCCGCCGCCCAGCAGCGCACCTCAGCAGCAGCAGGCACCACCGGGGCCGCCACCACCAGACCCACCGGCGCAGCAGCAGCAGCAGGCCTACGCGCCCACCCTTGCCAAGCCCCAGAAGCTCGAAGCGGCTGAGCTCCTTTTCATGCTCCGCCAGCAGGCCCAGGACGGGCAGCGCATCCGCTGGAACACCTTCCACCAGCAGGTGGAGATCGACGGCGCCGCCCTCGAAGGCGCTGAGCGCTTCTACCTCAAGCTCGCCGATCAAGGCTTCAAGGTTTCCAAGGACCTGGCCATCGATGCCCTCGTCCAGGTGGCCCGGGAGCACCCCTACGACCCCGTGACGCTCTACCTGGAGCACGTAGCGGCCACGGTGCCGCCCGCCTACATCGGCGGCCTCGCCACGGCCTACCTGCGGCCCGAGGACGCCGCCCTGGGGGAGCCCACCCTCTACGACCACATGCTGCGCTGCACCCTCATCGGCGCCGTGCGGCGCGCCTTCGAGCCGGGCACCAAGCACGACACGACCTGCATCCTCTCGGGAGACCAGGGCGCCAGGAAGAGCTCCTTCTGGTCATGCCTCGGCGGGCCCTTCTTCTCCGACTCTCTCGGGGACCTCTCCAGCAAGGACGACCTCCTCAAGCTCCACAGGTCCTGGATCATGGAGTGGGCCGAGCTCGATCACGTGACCTCGCGGAAGCACGCGGGCCAGATCAAGTCCTTCCTCACCACCCAGTCGGACCTCTTCCGCGCTCCCTACGGCAAGGCCGTCGAGGCCTGCCCCAGGCGCGGGATCATCGTCGGCTCCACGAACCGCTCCGAGGGCTTCCTCGTCGACGACACCGGCAACCGCCGCTTCTGGGTGATCCCCTGCACCCGCAATGAGGCCAACCCGATCGACACGCCCACCCTCGCCGCTGAGCGCGACGCCATCTGGTCGGCAGCCGTGCACGCGCACCGCGCCGGTGAGCCGAACTTCCTTCCCGTCGAGCTGGCCCTCAAGGTCAACGCCGAGAACGAGGCCTACCAGGTCTCCAACCCATGGCGCGAACCGATCGAGGCCTGGCTGCGCGCTCCCGCCAACATCGGCCGCGTCGTCACCTCCGAGCTGCTGCTGACCGAGGCCGTTCTGAAGCCGATCGGGCAGCAGACCCGCACCGATCAGATGCAGGTCGGCACCATCATGCGCGACCTCGGATGGGGCCGTGTGAGGCGCCGCCATGAAGGAGGCCTGAAGTGGGTGTTCCTACCTCCCGATCCCAGGTAGGAACATCGAAACCCCAGTCCCTGCCTACGTTGTTCCTACTGTTCCTACCTTCCTACCTAAAGGGAAGAGTAATAATAAGAGGGGGGATAAGGGGCAGTATTGGGAGCGTGGGCCCGCGAATGAAACTTGGTAGGACGGTGGGAACAGGTTGGAACACCTCCGCAGATCCCAGGCACCGTCTACGTTCTGACCAGACCGACCAGTAGGAACACCCCACCCATGGCCCGCATCGACATCACGGCACGGATCCTCGGGGACTCCGAGCTGGCTCAGACCCTCTCCAAGCTCTCCAGCCACGACATCCCCAAGGCCATCAAGGCCGGTGTCCGTGATGCCGCCAGAGCAGGACGCACCACCCTGGCCAAGTCCATCGGTCAGCGCTACAGCCTCACCGCAGGACGCATCAAGCAGGACGTCTCCCCTGCTCAGTTCTCCGACGGTGGCCAAACCGCAGTCATCCGCACCAACCGCAAGCCCATCACCGCCATGCAGTTCAAGCCCCGCGAAACCCGCACGGGCCTGAGCATGAGCATCTACCGCGGTGAGCGCAGCGTGGTGAAGTCAGGCTTCATGGCCAAGGGCAAGCCCTTCAAGCGCCGCACCAAGGCGCGCATGCCCCTCGACGTCATCCACGGTCCCTCCATCCACGCCATCTACACGGGGGGCAAGTGGGCACCTGCGCTCCAGGCACGCACCGAGGTGCGCATCGAGGACGCGCTGGAGAAGGGCATCCTGCGCGCCCTGGGGGCCATGGGACGCGGCTTCGGGCGCTGACCCCCGTGCGCCCCTCCCAGACGCCTCCCAGACGCCTCCCAGGCCGCCTCCCAGCCGCCTCCCGCGCCTCGGGCTTTCGGAACCACCCCCACCCCTTTGGGTCCTCCGGTTCCAAAATGCCTGCGGGTCCGCGAGC